GTGGCTGGGCATGGTCAATACGCAGAGTTATGCCACCCCTTCCGACGAGAATTACAATACTCAAGAGAAACGTTGCAACGGCAAGTGCTGGCCTCTGGCAAACTTCGTTGGTGGCGGCCATGACCAAGGGCTGATTCTCGCTGTCGAGCCGTTCTATGCAGCAGGCGATTGGCGCATTGGCGTAAGCGCAGGCCCGTACATCCACAAATCGACTTGGAAAGTGAATGTGTACGATTGGCGACCTGCTCCAGATGCCGCGCCACAGACGATTAGTGTGCGGAATGAGGATCGTTGGGCAGTCGGGCGATTCTATGGTGTGTCAGTTGGTCGCAAGAATCTGACTATCTCATACCAATATTTCTATAACCAAGATCGCATTCTGGATCATGATACTTATGGCGCGGTATGGTCGTCGGTTCACATGGTCATGGTGAAGTATAAATTTTGAAGGAGGCTAATGTGAACATCGAAATTCGCGCAATTCCATCATACAAATTGGACATCACCGAAACTCTGGTTGATTCTCTGATGCTGTGCTGCTCGATGCACTACAGTCCGGAGTGCATCGTCGCTGGAAAGGTTGGAGGCTTTATTTTCGGATGGAACAACGCCATCAAGGCAGGTAATCAATGCGACTTCGACCCGTGCATCACTGCCACTTCGCGCCAACTGGATATTGCATTGAAGATCATGGAGAATCCGCCTCTAATGCCAACGGAGCGTCTCCATGAACTGCTGCGGTTCGGCCAACTGATCCGTCACGCATTCAGTGCCAGCGCAGAGCGATTGGGCAGCATCACAATCACAGTCACCGTTGCTTAGAAGAAGGTGGCCTTTTTGCGCTTCGGACGATGGACGGCCATGATCACCGAGTCTGCGATGTTCGGTGACTTGATCTTACGCTTCTCACGCATATCCTTTTTGCTCTCAACTTTGAATTTGCCAAGTCCATCCACATCCTTGCGGGGCGCGGCAAGTTCCTGGCACAACTGATTCCTCAACTTCAGCGGGATGGTGGCGCTGTTAATGGAGATGAGCTCATCCACAGGATGCTTTGCCCCCTCCGTAATCACCTCATATGTCTTGCGGAATCGCTCTGATACGTCATACCACCACTGCGCTTTGATATTGCTGAAATGTTCGCTGTTCAGAATCTTAGCGTGTGGCAGTCGCATGAAGACATCATCCGGGTTATCGACCTTGCCGCCTGCGTTGAATCCGTCATACGTCACTTTTGACCATTGCTTCAAATCATTCTTCTTGGCCTCTTCCTCGTTGTCGTCGTTCATTTCCTTGATCTTAGATCCAACAGACGCTCCAACGCCAATGGAGTCATACGTTACTTCTGCACCGTGTTTGACGGCAAGATTGTACACTCGTTTTGTTGACTTGATAAGTTCGTCTTCAAGACCTTCCCACTCTTCAACCTCCATGATGATATTGCCATAAGCCACGGTAGTTGCGTTTTTGTCATCACCGTCATCAGCAACGTCAAAGCCGATCCGGCGTTTGCCGTCAACAGGCCAGCCTGGAATCTTAAGGTGCGCGTCTATGGACGCGAGGATGAAGGCGAGGTTGATGACGGATTTGTCACCGCCTGTTTTCGGAATGCCGCCATAGATGTGCTCTGCCTTCTTCTTATCTTCCTTGTACGCCGCGTGGATGATCTTCAGCATCGTGGCGGACAGGTACGGGTTCTCGTTCCAGTTGATGTGCCGAGATGCACAATCAGGCGGCGGCGATACGACGAATCTCTGATAGATGAAGTCCATGAGCTCATCAGGATTCCAAATCAGCCAAATTTGCGATCCTTCTTTGCGAATCGTCGGTTCAATCACGTCCCAGTGCGCCTCTGTCAGGTACTGCGCCTCTTCCAACCAGAGAATATCAACGCCTTCAGTCGATTTGATCTCGTTCAGGTTTCGAGCAATGCCGTAGAAGATGTATTCGGAGCCTGTGCGCTTGTGCAAAATTGACGATTTAGTGAATTCGTACTCTTTTTCGAATCCGCCAGCCTCAATCTTGTTTTTGATCAGAGTGTACACAGACTCTTCAATTTTGTTCTGAAATTGACGAGCGCACAGAATCTTCAACTTCATGATGCGAGTCAGGAAAACGGAGAATCCAGCAGCGTCATGTGACTTTGAGCTTGCGCGACCTCCGTACAGCGCTTTGTACCGAGCAGATGTCATCCAGAAATCTTTTAGAGCAGGGTTCAGTTCAAACATGTGTCGTTCACTTGTTAATTAATTTATTGAAGCTATACTCTTTCATTCACAAACAGAACGGAAAGAAGACATGAGCAAAATTGGCAAGCCGCGCGCAACAATTTACGGTGTTGGCGTCAATGACAGTTCACTGCCGACGCGATTAATCAAAGATGAATATGCGCGCTGGATGCACGTCATGAACAATTGTTTCGGATCAATCGCCCGCAGGCGCGAAGAGAAGTCCACGCTTGATCCGCGCTGGTACAGCTTTTCCGCGTTCATCGAATGGCTCCATGCACAACCTAATTGGCGAGAGTATGAACTGCATAAGTCCATCAAGGAAGCGGGCAATGTACTTTACTCGCCAGATACTTGCGTTATGGTCCATCCGGCCATTCGTCGCGCCCTTCGCCGCCGCCCAAAAGTGTACGATGGAATGCCTCATGGCGTCACGCTATCAAGTCGTGAAGCCAAGCGCGGCTTCAAGTCATACGTCGCCCAAGGCCGTTCTCTGTTGACTGGTAAGGCGCTGCACCTTGGCGTATTCCGTACCCCGGAAGAGGCGCACGCGGCCTGGCAAGAGGACAAGATAGAACACCTGAAGGAGTGTCTTACGCTCTCTAATAACGACGACGTAACCGACCGCCTCAACCGAGATATCGCCCGCTTACGCGATGATCGCGACAATAAACGCATCACCATCTGGTAAGGAGTAATGAGCATGAAAGTAAGTGAACTCAAAGGAGCATGGTTGGACTATTGGGTGGCTCGCTCTCAAGGAGCAGGCGCTGCCGAGTTGGAAATTCGCCCTGTTCCTCGTACGGATGACTTCATGTGCGTGTGGACTCCGGAGGTTATGGCACCTCAAGCGATGAGATATACAATTGACTGGGATATGTGCGGCAGGATTCTAGACAAGTATCGCGTCACCATCGACCATGACGGCTTCATCGGCCCGGTCATGTGCAGCATATTCAATGCGAAGAATGCTCAATGGTGGAGCGTTGAAGGCGATAATGCGCGTGAAGCCGTCTGCCGCGCCGTAGTGATGCTTCACTTTGGAGATTCTGTGGTAGATGTGGAGGCTAAGCAATGAGCGATATCAAAGGACTGTACAACGGAGCGTTTGATCACCTTCGCTTTAAAACTGCGCTCCTAAAGAAAGTTGATGACGGATGGCTTGCTCAGTTTGACGACATCCAGCTTGGCTATCTCGCCCACGGATGGCACCCTTTCGCCAAGGAGGACTTTGTGAACGTCATTGATTATGGCAATCCTGATGACCCGAACGCCTACAAACCGTCCGACATGTACAGAGGCCCGTACGCTTCGGAAATTTAGAGTCAATCCTCTAATTTAAGTGATTGCCTTTCGTTCAGATTTGTGTCATAATTCTTACATGTGCTGAACGAAACGAGGCGCGAAAGATACGAAAATCAAAATAAATTTGACTTTCGTCAAAAGTGTAGTATAATGTTAACTACGGCATCCGAATCCCGGATCCACCAACTAGAAAGAAGAGAATTTACCATGAAATCCATCGCTCAAATCCGCGCAATTGAAAAAACCGCCGATCTGGTTGCTTTCTATAATGCAAACGTCAATGACGACGACCAGATCAAGAAGTTTTCCGACCGTGCAACAGCGATTCGTCGTTGCGTGGAACTCGGCAAAAAGATGGATCTTCCAGAATATTCGGAAGATGAACTGAAGGCTCTGAATCCAGAGGCTCAGGCAGCAGTTAAGGCCGCAGAGGCCGCAGCCAAGGCAGAAATCAAGGAGGCCACCGAAAAGGCCGATGCGAACGCTCGTGGAGTATTCAATGCGCTCTTCGGAATGACCAAAGAGCAAAAAGAAGCCCACGAAAACGGCAACGGCAAGGGAGTAAAGGTCCAGGATGGCAAAATCCACACGGAAGAAGAGGCCAAGCCTGAGCCAGTCTATACCGGTCGCGCATCGAACAGCGCTGGCGTGGCGGCTTCCTGGGCAAATCCGGAGGTGATGGCTGCGCGCCTGACTCGCCACGGCGTAGCGGTCACCGTCAGCGAAGACAAGGAATTCCACCAAACGGCTGATGCTAAAGAGTTCAAATCGACTCGTGACGCATTTCGCTTCTTCCGTCTGCCAGACTCCAAGCACATTCGCTTCCGTATGGCACTCAAGGCAGAGGGCACCAACACTTTCGAAATGGGCGGCAAGTACTACCACTTCGAACTGCGCGAAATCTCCAAACCGGAAGTGGTCCCGGCAGAAGGCGAAGAAGTAAAGAAGTAAAAGAAAGGGCCGGTGGAGGCTTCAACCTCTCCGACCGGCCCTGACTTCTCCCGCTTCCAACCATCCACTTTCCCAATGGAGCCCAAATGAAGAATCTGCAATTCACCATCAAGGTAGGCCGTATTGTAAGCCCGATTCGCGTGCGCGGAGAGGACACCGTTAAACGTCGCAACGCCGTGAAGTCGGCGCAGTATAACCGTCAGAGCGCGGCCCGCGAAATCCGAATCCAGTTGATGGAGGCCGTATGAGCAATCTTTTGAAGAATCGACACTCTCGCGAGGCTCGTGAGGCCATCTGCGCAGTAATGGGTCAGTTCAGCATGGTCAACGGCGATTTGAAAGAGTTGGATCGTACGGCGCTGCAAAGCATGATCAACCAGCTAAACCGAGCTTCTTTGGAGCTCAGAAAGCTCAACGCACTGATGGAATTGGATAATGCCGATGAATAACCTGACCAATGAAGAACTGGAATTGATCCAAAAGGCTCTGCGTTGCTACGAACTGGACGAGAACCTCAAACAAATCAATCGTGAGCGCGCTGGAATTTCGACACAGGCACATTCTGATGAGCACAAAGCTCTGCGAAGCAAGGTTCTGACTATCTCCATGAAGCTGCGCGAGTTGGCGACAAAATGCTAAACGTCACCGTCAGTCGCATCGAAAAGGGCCATTACAAGGTATCATTCGAACTCGGGCGAGAACGACTATTCATCGTTGGTGAGGGCCATTCCGTACTAAAGAGTCTTAAGCAGCACCACGCAGCAAAGACTTGCGTTAAGAAGTCGGCAATTCACCTTGCCATCCGCCAAGTCCACGAGTACATAAAAGAGGATAGAGAGTGATAAGCAGAACAATTAAATGGCTCATCGGCCTGATCGTGCCAAAATCGCGATCTGAGTCATATAAGTTGCACGCCAAACCTTCGCCAATGCACAGGAACTGTCGCAGTGGCACAATTCCTGTTCTTAAACATGAGTCCAATCTGCGCGACCGAAACGACAAGCCACACATCTGGAAAGAGAATGGCAATTGGAAGTGCAAGAAGTGGCCTGGATCTCCTGTACCTTCTGCATCGCATTGGTTTGATGCGGAAGGTACCCAACACCATTACAATAACTGGGTGAAGGCCGAATTGCAAGTCATGTACTTGCGCCACACCGGCAAGCTTCGCAGGGCGAGTGACAACCGACTATCGCGACTCTAAAGGATTTACATGAAACTCAAACCAATGGCCTGGGCCATCCGCTCGGCCTTCTCCACCTACAAACGTCGCCACCTGCAATCGACAGTGTTTGAAGAGCATCCTAACGACAAGCTGCTGCGTGAACATCTGATTGAAATCGCACGATGCAATATGAAGATTTCAATCATGAAATCTTTGTTGGCTTTGCGCAATGAGAATGGTGACATTCGATACATTCCGCGAGATCAAGGAAAGTCATTTGCCCAGAATGTCGTGCGTGAATTCTTGCAGAATGAAGGCAAGATGAAATTCGAACTTCCGTTTGGCAGAATCACAAACGGCACCGTGCACGGACCAATCTCCATCGACAAAGGAATCTAAATGAACGCGCTCCATTTCTTCTCTATCGCTTGCTTCGCTGCAGCGGCATGCATCCTTCTCGCCTACATCGGTGTAACGACCGTCCTTACCAACGCTCTACGGGCCGTTGAGTACGGACTACGCCTCACGTGCGCCGTTTTGGCCACATTTATTTATGTCGTAATAGCGCGGCTCTGGGCTTATTGCCGCGCTGTATGGGGTTGCTGGAGGGACGAGGTCAACGTCACTTACATGGCAGTCAAAGACTTGTTGAGTATGGGTCTGCACGGAGGCGTACGCGATAATCTTTTGGCCATAATCTTGATTGAGATGCTGTTCTTGGTGTTCAGTTTCTTCCTCATAGTTGCAATGATTGCTTCGTGCATTGTAAGCTTGTTCTTTACGCCATTTGGCGTGTTGATCATGGCTATTTTGAACATGGCAAAGAGGAGTTGCAAATGAGCATCGTACATCCATGCAAACATTGCGGCAGTGAGCAGCCATGGACCTGGGTGTCATTCTCGTGCTGTGTTCTCCGGTGCAAGTGCGGGATTGAACTGTCCGGATCATCCGTTCGTGGCGTGTACAAGAAAGTTGCTGCGTTCGAAGGCGATCCAGAGGTGATGCCGCCTGAACTGGAGCAATATGCCACGCCTGCTGACGGCTTGCACATCATAGAGCGTTGCACTGGGCGGATCGTCAAGTTTCCCGAGCACGGCTATTGGTCTGTTCCGGTTGATCGCTCTTTCGAGCACTTCGGGCATGCTGCTAAATGGAATCGGGTGCCGGAGTGATAGGTCAAATCATCGCCTGCTTTCAGTTCATCGGGTTGCTCGCTCTTGGGTCCATCGCGGCAGGCGCTGCGTTGCTTGCTGTTCACTTCATCGGAGCAGTTCTGGCTTTCACAGCAGTTATAATCTGGGAGTCTGGCAAATGGCTCATGTGTAAAATCAAAGGAAAGGAATACAAACACTATGATGGACTTTAATAGCAACGAGAACTGGCCGCGACAGCGTGCATTCAACATTGATTATCAAGCCAAGGCGAAAGGCTATGCGGCCTTTTGGGACGGTCAGCCTAGAAAGAATCCATATCACTCATCGCACACCGATTCCGGCGTTCCATTGGACGCTATCTTGTCCATGTTGCATCGCAGTTGGGATATGGGATGGCGTCAGGGCGAAGAGGAGAATCGAGCCAGCTTTCGCGATCCGATTGATTGCCTGACTCACACGCATAAGTCGCAAGGAATCACAGGCCAGGAATTCGCAGACAAGGTGAAGGACTGCTCCATCAACGAAATCGGCACGATCAAAGTCAGCGACTTCGTGAATATTAAGCCAGGCCCATTGTCGTCGGTTCACTTCGGCACTTCTTTGTTCAAGGACGGGCAGCCAATCGGGAAGATTTTGAGCGTCACGAAGGATTCCGACAACACATTGCGCGCCAAGGTCAACATTGATCCTGCTCGCAATGTCGATACGAAGGAGCATCAATTCTTCGGCACGGTTGAAGGGTTTGCAGAAGAAGCCAAGCGCATGGACATCGGGCGAGCAACTATGGACGCAATCAAGGCCTTCAGCAAAACTGCAAACGTGCCGATCAACAAGCTGCTCGGTCCAATCGACATTCAGTTGTCGCCATCGGTAGAATCTCTCGTTGAAATTGACCGCATAAGCAAAGAACTGAGCGAGAACATGGACTATGCCTGGAGCACTGCCATCGACAACATGAACGACAGGCACAAGAAGCTTGTTGAAAGCGCTGTTTACGCCCATCGCCAACCATTCTACGTTGAACATTTGGATGCCGCGATCAAGGGTGCGCACGCTGCCGTACATCACGCAGGTCGTGACGGCTCCGGTCTGAATCCGGACGCCCATCTGGCTTACAACGACGCATATGACATGGTCTACTGGGCTGAATCGTTGCCAGAAGAGGCGCGCAAGTCTGCCATGTTATCCATCAAGAAATATTGTTGCATCGGCGACTCGTCGCACCGTCAGAAGTTCATCACGTTGCTGAATGATCATGCAGCGCATCAGTTCATCCAATCACGCAAACAGAAGTAACGTTCATATTTGAGAGGTGATATTCGGTTATCATCTCTTCACTTAATCAACAAGGAGAATCAAATGACCAAACGTTCGCAAATCAAAAAGATCAACATCGGCGGCGCAGTCAACGCGCGAATGACTCCTCCGAGTCTGAAGCAGAAAATCATTGCACGCGAAGTCGGCATCATCTGCCACAACTGGTCGTTCGTGTGCGCAATGTACCGTGTTGATCAACCGGCGAAATGATCATGGGCATCTCTGTCAAAGAAACTACGCCGTGGTTCAACGGCAAGACGCGCGTCCCTGCCATTCCTGGCGTGTATGAACGCAGGCCTAAATATGATCCAAATCTGCGCGTATTCTCATATTGGGATGGCAGGGAGTGGAAGGCGCAGGGTAACACATCTATTTGTGAATCGATTCAAGCCTGCATCGACAATGCGTCGCGCCAACAAATGAAATCTACTTGGCAAGATCGCGACTGGCGCGGCCTGAGTAAGGAGCCGAAATGAAGCCAGTACTGACTGCATGGTTCAACGGAGAGCAGACGGTGCCAGGTCGTCCCGGCGTCTATGAACGTATGCAGAAACATTGCACGCCACAAAACGTTCGCATCTTTTCGTATTGGAATGGCAAAGCGTGGATGAGCGGCGTAATTCCTGCAAATCCATACAGCCCTCAACATGCAATTGATCGCGCAAGCCGAATGAACTATACATCGGCCTATCAGAACAGTGACTGGCGCGGATTGACTGAGGAGCCAAGATGAACGAGAACAGACTTAAAATCGTTCTGATTGCAATCATCATTCACCTCGGCCTTTCCATCATCGTTGCCATTAAGCTGAACGCAGCAGAGGGCAAGATTGAGCATATAATTAGAACTCAAGAGCGACCAGTGACAGTCGAACAGACCAAAGAGAACTCCGAGCAGGCCGCGATGCTGTGGTGGTCTGGTGCCGATGACCTGCACGGTGCACGTGAACGACTGTGCAAGAACTACTATCCGAGGAAAGGCGATAAGTGATGTCAGACCACAACATTGATATCGAATTGCTAGCTGAAGAACTGTACGTCGATGAAGAGCAGTGCGACTTGTCGCAGGTCATGTTGAATCTCGATCTGGAGTTCAAGACCGGCTCTGGCGATTCTGATGTGATGGCACTCCTCAAGGAAGTCAGAGAGCGCGTTGGGTTCTCTGACTTTGAAGAGTTCATTGAAGATCTGGCATCAGCTCTTGCCAAGCACGTTCAACCAAAGGAGTGAATGATGGCAACTCAAGAACAGATTGACTCTGCGCGTGAACGGCTAGAATCAGAGTTCGCGCGAAATGGAGAGTGCAAAAGTTGCGGATGGCACGCCGCGCTGTACGAGCATGGCGTGAGTGACGCGTCCATTGAGTGGGCTCTGGACCACAATGATGGTGAACTGCGCATCTCATGCATCGGACCATACAGCGATGAAGGCCCGATGCATCGTGGGACGACAATTTATATTGGAGAAAAGAAATGAACAAACAAATCAACCTGCAGCAAGTGAAAGAAGATTTGGAGCGCGGCGTTATGATCAGCCGTACAACGTGGGCAGAGGTGCTTGGGCGCGCGATTGAGTTGGAAGCTAAGCTTCTTGCCATCCAGACACGAAACTTGAATGTGGAAGAGCAATAATGACCAACTACAATCCATATCGCTATCATCGCGAAGCTGCTGAACGAATCAAAGCCATCGAACAGCGTTGCAACAACCCAAACAATGAGCCAACAGGCCCGTTCACAGGTCGGTGCCATAAGTGCGGCAGCAATGATTTGTGGGATGACAACCTCAGCTATGGCTGCAACTGCTGTGGGATGGTAAGGATTGGATAATTATGAGTCTGATAAAATCACAAGCAAACAGAAGGGTCATCGCACAGGCCGTAAATGAACTTACGCAAGGTCACGCTCATTTGGTCACAGCGAACGGAACTGACACAGAAACTCACCACCGCGCCTTTATCATCAAGGAGTGTGATGTGGCTCTGGTGCTGCACGCGCTCCATTGGGCTGGTGTTGCCGTTAAGCCTGTGCGACTGAGCAAGCAGGATTTTAAGTGACATTCAAACCTGTGTACCGATGCCTGCGATGCGATTGGGTCGGCACCAAGTACGCAATCGGTGTTGGCAATTGGGCGATGTGCCCTGCTTGCAAGTCAAGTGACATAACTTGGTTGAGGATCTATCAAGGCGTATTATTTGAGTGACATGCCGCGACCTGGCAAACGAAGCCCGGATAATCTGAGAAGATGTCCGGGCTTCGTCGTATTTACGCAACTGTGAAATAATTGTTGACGACTCCCACTTCTGGGAGTATTATCTCTACATCAACTAACGTAACTCAGGAGAGTTTGAAATGACCTACGAACAAGACCCGTTGTACGCCACCGCAGATCAAGGCCGTGAAGCGGCTCGGCTGGACTTCTGCGGCAACTGGATCGACAACTGCGATAACGAGCAGTTTATTCGCGCAGAACTGGTGGAATCCGTTGGCGCTTCCATCGAGTTTCAGGATGCTTACATCGCAGAACTGAAGCTGCTCATTGAACGTTCGGTGGCGCAAATGTTCAAACTGCACAAAGAATTCGAAATTCGGATGCAAGCACTCGGCATCAATGACGGTGCAATGACGTTCCGTTATCACGAAGGCAAAGAAGGGCGCGTGTTCCTCAACGAGCATGTGAACTGGATGTGGCTTCAGTTCCTGCGGCTGAAAGGAGTTTGAAATGACTAAATTCTTTATGGAGCTGGAATCCGGCTCCGTCGATACCGTCGAAGGTTGGGCTGCTTTCGGCATCGTTGTAAATGATACCGACTTCGTGGAAGTCTTTGAGAACGTCGAAGGCGAAGAGGGGTACGACCCGGAATATGACGAATATCGCCCAGTGAAATAATCCCGTAACTCAAAGGAAGAGTCAAATGAGCACAATCAACGCATTTCCAGCATATGGTCGCGTGTACAAGACCGATGCCGAACTTCTCAAAGATTGGAATGACGGCAAAGACTTCAGACTACACGGAAACCAATACATCAATATTCAAGATGTTGAAAGTCTAAAGAAAATCGGGGTCACAACAATCAGCGTGCGATTTTCGCTGCTTGGTGGTAATCGCACTTACGATATCTACCTGTAAACGAAACAGCCCGGAGCGCTCGTGATAGAGTCCTCCGGGCTGTTTCGTATTCATCTTCGATGCTGGTGTTCTAAGGCTTCGACAACCAATCTGGTATATCGCATCACCCTGCGACCAGATCGTTGAACCGTTCACCGCTTAATGTGTCGTAGGTGGCGCGCCTTCGCTTCCGAAGTTCGCGTTATCCGGGCGACCGGCTTCTGCCTTGTCGGCGCTGATGCCGTGGGTCTTGTAGAACTCATCCAGGCTCATGCCGCGCTTGGTGTTGCCCTTCTCATCTGTGACGGTGATGCCGCAGAGAATGTTCAACTCCTTGATCGCACCGAGGCGAGTGTTGTCTTTGGCAAACACGTTGCGCGCCAGATTGATGAGTTCATGGACGGCGATCTTTTCATCCCACAATTCTGCGATGTTTACTGCCTTGAGCAATGCCGCGAGTTTCTGGCGCACGTACGGGTTGTGTTCAATCTCTTCAACTTTGAGGTGGCCGTCACGTTGCAGTTGTTCGTCACCGAATGTGCGACGGAACGCAACTTGAGGATGGTATCCGTGCAGACGGTATTGGATGTACTCTGCGAAATACTCCTTGTTGAGTTCCGCGAATTCGATGCTGCCGAATTGTGATGCTGGGACTTTGGTGTATGTGCTCATGGTGGTATTTGAGTGGTGCTTAATTCATTAGTGTTCGGGCGATTATACGTTGTGCGATGTTCGTGTGGCGTGTTCAATTCATTAGTGTTCGGTGATGCTGGTTTGGCGCTCTGTGTTTGCGATTCTGACTGTTGATGGCAATGAATCTCGGGTGAGAAGTCCTGCCGCGAACTGTAAAACAATTTCGGTGGGGTGAGCTAAACAGATCGTCGCTGGTCGCAAGAAGATTAAACGTTTGAAATCAAGAACTTAGCGTAACATTGCTAGGCCGCGAGTAACATTACGCACGGAAATTGGCAAGCCGCAATGTTGTCTAAGTCCTTGATTATTAAAGATTAAATCATACTTAAACCCTTAATATTGCTATCTTACGAATAGAAATATAAATAAATACTTTACGCCCGCACACTACGCGCACCCTCGACTCTGGCGGCGTGGAAAATCGCTGCAAGATCGCAATATTGGCAAAAAAATGTGTATTTATCCTTAATAAACAAGGACTTAGAAACATTGCGAGCTAGTACGAAAAATTGGCTCACCCCTAGGAAAATTACAAAGTCCGCAAGCAAAGTTTGTATAATTTGTATCAGAAATCAAGCTTCTCGGCCTTGTACCTTTCTTGCAAAGCGCATTGGAACTCATCAACTGATGAATATCCTGTGAATAATATCCACGATCATTAGCCACCATGGATGAAACGCCACCAAGATCGGCAATTTCGGACTTCAATTTACGGTCCACGATCAGTGGATTTCCCTTGTTCACCATCAAATTCAATCGCAGGTCTGAAGATTTAATGAATATTCCTACTGGCCTTCTTTTGCCATTTACCCAAAGCTTTGAAACAGGGATTAATATTTCGGCGGCATTGACAGTCTCTTTCCTATCTTTCTTAATGGTCTGGCCGCAACATTTGCATATATCTTTCATTTTGTGCTCCATAAAATAAAATTGAATAAGGCCCGAACACATTTTGGGCTCGGGCCTTACATCTTGCGACATTGCTTCATTACTACATTGCGTTAGAACCCGCCGTTATCGTCATGAACGACGCCCACAAACTCGGAAGAAACAGAGTCTTCAGCATCCTCCCCGGCATAGTGTCCTTTACCAAGAAGACGATCATGCATGTCATCAATAGAAGAATAGCCCTTGAAGTAATAACCACGCTTATTCTTCCACATATCATCCTCACCACCAAGCGCGGCGATCTTGGCCTTCAAGTGACTTCCGATTACTTTAGGGCGCTCCTTGTATCTTGCAAACCCTTCCATGATATCCATACCAAGAACGAAGATGCCCGACTCCCTGCGCTTGCTGTCCACCCACACCTTAGGCGCGTTCAACAGCACTGTCGGCAAGTACATATCCAATACATCGTCACGAATGGTGCCGCGATCCGACTTCATCTCATATTCGGAGAACTCCTTAACGTCTTTAATCACTTCATCAACGAACGTCTTGTAACCTTCCTCTTTTCGCGAGGCCATCCAAGCACGACACTCGGCCATCAGCTGCCAGAAGCTCTCGCTGAACCCTGTGTAATCTATGGAGAAGTCGTCTGCCCAGTCAGGCTGGCCGTTCTTATCCTTCAGCTGGCCGCAGAACATTGGATAGAAGCGCCGGTTGCCCGAGTCATCTCGTTGCAACCCCTCGTACTTGTTGCCGTCCATCACGATAACCCATTGTCTCGCCTGTTGACGGTGGGCCTCGTACTTCCAGTCAAGCGAGTCTGTGTCTTTGGTGATGAAGGCCTTGATCTTGTTGACGTCGCCCTTGGTGAAACCAGCCATCTCGCCGATGTTGGCGATGACGGATGCACCAGTAATCTGCCTAATGAATTGCCCGGAGCCAATCGCGGCAAGGTCAAGCTCAACAGCATTCGCCCCTGGGCCAAGCAACTCTTCACAGATCAACTTTGACAGATAAGATTTGCCGCAACCCTGAGTGCCGAACAGAGACAGAACCATAGGCGCAAAGCAGCCAGGCTTTATGATGCGGTTGTAAAGAGACAGCCAAAAGTACTTGCTGAACTTTCCATTTAACACTGTCGCATGGCACTTGATTATATCGACAAGATAAGTCGTCAAACGTTTTTCGCCATCCCACTCTGGAATAGAAGACTCAAACTTATAAGTCAAGTCGTTCATCTTCTTCTCGCCGACCCAGTTGCGATAAGTCTTGCGCAGATTGTCGATGCCTATGCCTTCCAGCTGGACAGCTGACATGGCCGAGAGAATATCCCTCATCGGAAAATCGCCATCAACAGGCAAGCCGTTATGTCCAACGGTACGTCCACGGAAAGTATCGAAGTGAGGGCGCATAGGCAACTCGCTGCCGAATAACGCATCCAGCGCAGTGTACACGTTCATGTCCGACGTGATCGGCCTCGTCACCTGCATCCCGCCAGTGTTAACAGTCTTCACCTCCGGAAAGTCCAGACCGCCTACTTGACGAATGGCCTTGATCCTCTTGACCAGATCTGGCTCCAGTCGGGCCTGGGCTATAGCCTCTTCCCCTTTCGCGGCCGCATCGGCCAATCGCAATACAGCTTTCTCAGTCGTTATCTGAGCTTCTTGGTAATCTTCGCCGAAGCCGGCATCTTTGAGTTCGAATGGCGCATCTTCGTCATCGAACTCTTGATCTGTTTCACCTGATGCATCCACGACAGAATCGTCAACCAAAGCACCAGTCCCGCCAGCAGGACGATTGCCGACAGTGCCAACGCCGACAGCACCATTTGTAGTGTTTGTTCCTTGCTCATTACTCTTATCCTCGTTTGCCATTTATCCCTCAACTATAAACCGATTTAACTAAGTACAGCGCGCAGTACGTTTATTAGGACGCGCGGCTGATCACCTTGCCGCCGTTGAGGTGGCCTGCGATGATGTTCCGGGAAACACGGCACATTTGGTCATAGTTGAGCGACAGGTCGGACACGCCGCCATCGTAGTCCTGCTGGATCTTGGCCTTCAGTTTTTCGAAGTTACCCTCCACGTGTGGCGTACCTGTGCCATCTGCCCAGTCCGTCATGGCGAATTCCATTAACGTCAACAGAACCAATGCTTTCTGGGCCATGTTAATTTTCTGTCCGGGCATGGCGAATTTGTTAGCTCCCACTCCGTATGGGCCTGTGCCGTCGAATGTGGCGCAGGAGAAGAACATACCTTGTATGGCTTCAAATTCCCAAGTGATATGGGAGATATCAGCGTTACCGTATGCTACGGAATTGCGGGCCACGTGAACTCGGAGAGGGGCCGAGCATTCTTCCAGGGATGGGATTCGTTTGTGGGCGACGTTGCGAACAGCTTCGGGGGCGGTGGAGAGGGCGGCATCAGCAAGAACTTGCCAGATGTTCAAATATGCTACACGTGAGTCCATATTGGATTCCTTAGTCTGTAACAGACCAGACCGTCCCAATCGCTGTGCTGGGTTACTGGTCTGTTGGGTTGTGGGAAGTCGATTCTACTACTACGGTCCGATGGCGATTAGTTCACCATCGGACCGTCCTTACTACTGTGCCATTTTCGATGCAAGGTGATTATACTGGGTGGTGAAGCACCGGGTCGCGGGCACCGTCGTCCTTGTTTGATTTGTTAATCATCAGAGACGAGCAATTTGGATCATTGTTGGTGACGGTTAACTTTGCTGAATGGTCTGGCAAGCCGATGGAAGTGATCTGCACCTTGTCACATTCATTGACGGAGTTGCCGCCATCCGGAATGTTCATTAACATATCCATCATCTCACCGGTTGTCGCTACAGGATTCGGATTAATTTGGTTAATGATATTGCTGATCTTCATCGACTTGGTATAATGCTCGGCCATATCAGCCTGCATGCGCATGTAGTCCGTGCCGACCTTTGCCGCCTTCTTTAACGCATCCAGCTTCATCAGCACTACATCGACAGCAACCCAACCATTGTCGGTAATTCCAAGTGCTGCCTGCACCTTGAGCATATTCTCTGCATTCAGTTTGGTGCTATTTTCATAATCAATGTCTGCTTGAGAAGGCTCCCCTGCAACAGGCTCTTCGCGAATTTGATCAATCGTCACAACGTCGCCGACCTGGGAGAAGTGATACCCTTTCGGAATCTTCATCGCGTATGTGTAGTGGTGATTGTGAACGGATGGCGCGGCATCCTTATATCCTTGCAGATAGTTGGCTAGTACGCGCAGTTCGTGAATTTCTTTCTCGTACTCGTTGCGGTGCACAGAATCGAAAGGCTCCAGCCCTTCCATTCGTTCGTCGTGCGTCTTGATATCTTCCAGTTTCATTATTTATCCTTCAGGTCAATGCCAAGCCCCTTGGCCAGTTCCTTAATTTCGCTCTCCACCTTTTTCATGTGAGCGTTCAATGCCGAGTGAGCAACATCTCCGCTGATCTGGACTAACTCGTCACAAATGTTCGCAATCACACTTGCATCTGGAGATCCAACGTATCGGTCAATAATGTGATTGCCCAACTCATCCACCTTCTCTGAGATGCGTTGATAAGCACGAACCCTGGATTCAAGTTCATGCAACTTAATGCGGTGAGCAGACAACGTTGTGTTGATGTAAGTCAGATCAATCATTTCGTAATAATCCCTTCTTTAATGAGGATTCGTTCCAGTTGGTTGATGCGTCCTTCTGCTTGAGACAGGGCCACCTTTGCGACGTTGAGCGCGTGGGCTACATCGTAATAAGCATATCCTTTCTCAAGCAGATAATGCTGTCCAGGATATGACATCTCAAGCGTCTTAAGCAACGCGCTGTTCCGTGTGGAAGGAGAGGCATTACAGCCTTCAATGTACTTTTCGGCAACCAGCCTGCTCTCGTCTTCGAACATCAGCGCCGTGCCGATTACGTCAAGAGTGTCTTTGCGACGAGTAACTTCCCAAACCTTGAACAGATTCTTTTCGGCCACGTCACGACCCTCCCAAGGAAATTTTCGCGGCATTGCGACTTCCGAATTTTTGACTGAATTCGCCTCCATTCGGTTTATAGTGCCAGAGACCATCGCTGGGGAACAGCGTCACGATGCCGATCAGCCATCCGTTCAGAAACACCTTGGTCAGGTTTGGCCCGTCTTCAAACGTGATTTTATCTTTACTCATTTACAGTCCTTTCAATGATTGTTGAACTTCTTGCGGCGAGCGCATTACCGGGCCGATGCTTTCACCAGTCTTGAATGGGCAGTAGTACCAGCCGCCAGAGATGCATGCTGATGGAATTATCTCTCCGATTGGGTTGCCGTTCTTAAGTACGGTGACCCACCCCTGTCTTGGCTTGAAGGTGATCAAAACACACCTCCATCAAATACATGAAATACAAGAGGTCCCATTGCTTCGGTCGGAATCTGGACGGTGGCGACATAGTTCAATCCGCTGTCTTGCAGAATCGTATGCCCGGTGCCGACGACAATAATTCGACGGTATTGGGACTGACAGAACGCGGCTTCATCCGGGTCGACAAGTGCCCATAACTGGAGCGTGCCTCCTTGCATTTGTGCAGTCAGAACTTGAGAATCCTTCGGCATCTTGATCTCTTGGATGCTCGATACGTCAATGGCGTATTTCCGCACTACTTTAGCCATGATTAAACTCCAAATGCGGTTGATGGGTTGTTGTAAATGTGCGTGGCAGAAACGAGTTCTGTTGCACCTGCCGAGTCCTTGATCTCATACTCGATGTAGGGGTGATTATCACGTTCGTTAGCGTAAATGCGAAAGCCAACAACCTTTACTCTCTGAACGATTGCACCGGGCTTAAGGACATAAGCGATAGACCCATTGCGAATCAAGTCAACGGTCAGCGCTTCAAAGACGAACCCTTTATTTGCACTCATTTAATTCTCCTTAGCAATCGAACCAGAACACGACTCTATCAACGCTAGACTTGCGCATTGCCTCCAAGTCCTTGAAATAATCCTCACCGAGCAGTTCACGGTAAGTGATGCGTTCTGGCTTTGCGCCGCGTGAATAAACGAAAGTGTCCTCGTAGCATACCGTCAACAATTCATTAACGCTCACCCACGATCCGCTGTGATAATAGTAGCTGCGCTTGACCATTTCGAAAGCAGGCGAGTTCTCAGGAATGCCACGATGCGCGGCAATTGGATCCATCACGCCGCAGTAGTTGCGAACGTTGGCGAGCCATCCGAAGAAGTCATAGTTGCGGTTGTCGAAGTATGACAACTCCAAATCAACTTGTTCGTACGATCCGTCAGCCTGTTTCTTCTCGACGCTCAGATGGATGTCGCAGCCCATTATTTCGCCTCCCGCACTTCGAACGAGATGGGCAAGCCGCCCAGAGCAACGACTTTCTTCAAATAGCGGAAGTGCGTGAAACCGGCCTGCTGGTCATAGTAGTTCGGACGAGCCATAGGCTTCCAGTCTCCTACTGTAGGTGGAACTTCGATGGCGTCAAAGCGCTCCCGACCCTTCTCGCCAGACAGGAAAACGATGGTGTTGATTTTGGTCAGCTGGACTTGCATTGATTGAACTCCTTCTTGAGTTACGTTAGTAAGTATTACTTAGGCGATGATCTCGCCGATGAGGACTTTCGGGTCTTTGAGCTTGCCGATGGTCTCAACTTCATGGCGCGTCAGCAAGCGGTATCGCATCACTTCTGGAATATTAGTGGCAAATTCGTCATAAAGCTCTACAATCTGCACTTCACCACCAGGGTTAATGTGATTTGTATGCGAAAGCGTGACAGCATTCATTGCACAGTCGGCCTGAAGAATGACGACACCAAGAAACTGCTGACCTTTCGGAGCTTCAATGTCACAAAAACTAAGCCAAAACCACTTCAGAATTTCCTTTCGTTGGTTGCTGCTCATGCATCCTCCGACTTCTGCCCATCCTGAGCGATGGAATTGGAGGTGATGCGTTTGGCGTGGGCAATCGCTTCGACAATGAACCGTGCATCTTCGTGGTGCATCCGCAGTTCTTGTTTCCCGTATCGCTCGGTGATGACCAGACGGCAGTCTTGCGTGTTGAAGCCAAATTCCTCCACCTTAGCGTGCACCTTGCTGCATTGCCCCTGGCCTACATCGGCGGCATGTGCAAGCTTTCCTGACAGCGCAGCATCAAGACGCGCTTGCAATTCTTCCGCCCGCTCCTTCTCTTTCGCCAGTTCTTCCATGGCGCGGCGTCGGCCTTCGGCGTGGACGGCGATATTGGCGTTGATGGTGTCAACCCACGTATCGATTTGATCAGCAGCAGCGTTAAGGCGCTCCCTAGGGCCTTCCCGGTGCGCTCTCATGTATTCAGCAAAAATACTCCACAACTCTTTGCTCTGCACGCTCTCTGCTGGAGATGCAGCCCGCTCGGCAAGAACGTCAGCAGCTTGGCGCATCGTGTCGACGTAGTAGCTGTGACTGTAGCCTGGGTGGCTGGCGTATTCACGCAGGTCACCAACAAGCTTTTGAATGTGTTTGGCTTTCAATTGGCTTCTCCTACTGGACAGTCGATAGTTCAGCACGCATTGTTAAGCGCCACTCACAAATGCGAATCCGTTACTGAAGGCCAAAACAGAGCCGTCCTCAAATTTGCATTCGATGGTGCCGTTGCCATCATCGGTTACGATGTTCGCGTCATCTTTCCGCAGCGTTTCGATGGTTGCCGCGAAAATCTCGTTTCCAAGGGCGTCGTACGCCTGTTTTGCTTTGCTCATTTCCTTATCCTTTTCGATGGTACGCCCGAAGGGCGGTATTAGTTGACCTTGCGCAAGCTGTCGATTGCAATCCATTTGCAACCATACTTTTGAATGGCTTCCCATGCCGCAGCTTCAGTTGCTCCTGTCATGTGGGCAACCTGTTTGATATCAGCTGCGCGGCAGCCCATTACAACAGCAGTCATCTTGTCCGCGAATTCTTGAGTGTTATTGGCTTCCATTTCCTTGTCCTTTCGATGATGCGCCCAGAAGGGCGCGGGGGTTGTTAGGCGGCGCGGATAGTAACCGTACCTGCTCGCATCATGGTGCAAATGCGCTCGTGAGCTTCCTCAACTGCCTCTTGGTCGGATTCAGTAACCCCGAACACGGCCAACAGCGCTTTATCTTCCAAAGCCTCCTTTACGATGTCCAGGCTCATTTCCACAGCGCTACCCATGATCGCTTCGACTACTTGCTTTCCGGTTTTCATTTCCTTGCCCTTTCGATGATGCGCCCCGAAGGGCGCGGGGTTGTTAGGCGTAGTGGTTGCGGATCAGGAAGGCGATCAGGTCGGCGCGGTTGCCTTCGCGGTACTTGCCGCCTACTGGCATCACATAGAACACTTCCTTGCCATCGCGGATCAGCTTGCCCAGCATCGCTTCTGCTGCGTCATAGGACCGGTCCCAGGCGTCTTGTTGACGGTCCAGCAGGCGGGCTTCGTTGGCCATGCGGCGGTTGTGGTTGGCTTCCACTTGACGGTCAATTTTGTTCATCGCGTTGTTCATTTTGCTATCCCTTTCATTCTCGCCGCGCCAATCGCTGCGTCCATGTAGATCATTATACGCCATTTTTGACTTATAGCAAGAACTATTTCATAAATTCTGAAAATATTTTCGCTTCGCCTGACGGACGTTCGACTGGAACCAGAGTTCCTTTGGGAGCCCAAACAGTGAACGTTCCATCTTCATAGTTTCCTTTCAGATTGGTAGGCTGGGCCCAGATTGACATTCCGTTGCGAGGATCAACAACCATATCGACATGCCCTGTCACGATGACCATCACTCCAGTAGGCGTCCTCAGGTCACGCGCCAGCCAGTAATACTCACGACCGACCTCATAGAAGTCTGACGGCTCATTCGGCATTACAATCTCCTCCAAATGGACATTGGTGCACTAGGGTGCCAGCCAACCTCGGTGAACTTCTGCGCGGCCTCTTCAAGATCGGAGATGATGCCTGGCATAATCATCTCATCAACAAACACGCCCCAGTTTCTTTTGAACGTCTTGCGACAAGTGTCATGGCCGCACCCGAAAACAAATTCAACGTCTGCACCGGGAATTGGTCCACGGAAATACGCGCCGTACGGATCGCCGTTGCTGTGACCGTCACCCCAAGGGCAACGGATGCGATACTTGCCTGACATATTCATCACAACAGTGCCGTTAGATCCTTCGCCCATCTGTGCCTTGTCTGTTATCTTCTCAGCCATCTTCAGCCACAGAGCATCCATTGCATACTCCGAACGGCTCTCAATGGACACGCTACGCTTGACTGGAATAACGATCTTAAAGCCGAAGGCGTCTGCAATCTCCTTCATCGTGTACCGGCGCGAGTAGTCGGCGCTATGCAAGCGAACCTGGAAAGGCTTACCGACCTCGTCTGCATACTTGAACGGGCCATTAGGCGATGTGCGCTTGTTGTTCACTCCGATTGGCATGCGACCGTATCGAGCCACATCCTTAATTGTGTGGTCGCCGCCGTTCTTGAGGACGGAGCCGACGAACGATGTGAGGAATGCCTTGAACTCAATCATGTCGGCCACAGGCTCTTTCATGAAGTAAAAGAACTGGTAGTTGTTAGGCGACGTCTCCACAATAGCAGTCGGGTTGAGTACTGCCGCGACCTCTTCCAAAGTAAGCTTCCCCTTGGAGCCTTTGCCCGTTCCGATGTCGTCAACCATCAATGCCAGGCCGTGACCGAACGACGCTTCACCGCGCCAGTAACGAAGCTCGCCTGTCTTAGGGTTCGGCGTCTTAATTGATGCGCTGATGCAGACGTAACAGTTATCGCGCTCAGGAATGTACTTGCCATCTTTGTAAGGGACTGGCCAGAAACCTGCGTTGAGCTTCTTCCCATTCTCATCCGTTTGCACGGTAGCTTCGGAAGCATAACCAGCCATCACGCGTTCATCTTCAGGCAATCCTTTGCCGAGTTCTCGCAGGAATTCTTGCGCGGCATCCATTCGTTGTTTTGGTGTCATTTATTGGCCTCGATAGTAGGCTTAGATGGGTCGTATTTACAATCGGGCCATGGGCAGATTATTCCGGTTCGCTCTTCAAGAGGCCTATCGATGTAGTAGAAGTATCTCCAGCACTTTGTGCAAGTTGCGAGATATTTTTTTGGGACTGAATTGTCAATCATTTAATCCTCGCTGATTACTTTTATCACTCGCCGTTTGTATCCGTACTCTGGCGCTTTATCATACATACTGGCCGTGCAGGCGCGCCAAACGCCAGGCTCTGGACTGAACTGTAGTTGTGCGAGGTGGTGAATGGCCTCATCAGCCACTGCTGTTTCATAACCTTCTTGAAATGCTATGCGCTTATCGGCGTTGTTTTGAACAACAGAAGTGTGTGGACTATCCGGAATTGGATATTGCTTTTCCAGCGCCTTCCGTAGTAACTCATCTTTATTGATCATTCTCTTCTTTCTATTTGGTTGTTCAACTTCGATAGTATAGCTTCAGCTGTGTGGCCGAAGTGGCCGAACCTTACGTCACCAATACCGATTATACTCTCACCCAACGGGCCAAACTGGACCAACTAACAGAAAGGAAAGAATATGGCATATTTGAAATATGAAGATGGCAAGAAGGAATTTGTGCCGATGATCATTACCGTTGAGTGCGAGGCATCGCTCAACGCACTTCTTAGCGTCGTCCACAAGGCGCATACTGCCGCGCCAGAAGTCGGTGTGATCAGGTCGTGCGCAGCGGAGATGATCACGGCAATTAACTGCCACGCAAAAGAGCACAGCATCAAGTTGACGGTGACCGTATGACAGCGCCACAAATCTCCTACGATCAATTCAACGACCAGCAGAAACAGGCGGTCAAACTCGCCATTGAATGGTTCAAGGGATGGAAAGACGGAAGGCACAATAAACAGGTCTTCCGTCTTTCCGGGTTCGCCGGTACGGGCAAGACAACCGTGGCCCGCTACATCGCTGATAAGTGTTCAGGAGGCAGCAACTTCCGCGTCGAATTCATCGCCCCAACCGGGAAGGCCGCAAGCCGTCTGCGCCAGAAGGGTTGCCCGACCGCGAGGACTCTTCACCAGTTCGTGTACAACGTTCGCGGCGAGAATGAGGAAGGTGAACCTATCTTCGTAGGCAAGGGCGCGCTTGATTACACGCCTGTGCTCGTTGTCATGGATGAATCGTCCATGGTTGGTCAATATGACTTCGAAGCTGTTGAGCGCCATGGCATTCCAATCCTTGCGTTGGGCGATTATGGGCAGGTGCCGCCTGTCAAGGCCGCGCAGGTATTCAACGAGGCCAATGCAGATTTCACCCTGACCGACATCGAACGCAACGCAGGCAACATCGTTCGCGCTTCGATGTTCGTCCGTGGCGGTAGCTCTCTGCCGTTCCGCGAGTACGATGACGTGCAAATCCGCCCTGGCACCCCTTCCGATGAAGAGATTGTGTCGTATTGCGGCGAAGATGCCGTGATGCTGTCATCCTATCACAACACCCGCATCGCCTTGAACAAGCGCGCCCGCCGTTTGCTTGGTCATACAGATATGATGCCGCAGATTGGCGAGAAACTGGTTTGTCGTTTCAATCAGCACGAACATGGAATCATGAACGGCGAGCAGGTGATTGTCCTCGGATTTGACGATGTTCCTGATTATGAGAAAGATGAGAACGATCAGGACGGCGTTCAGTACATCCGGTTCAAATCGTTGACGTACATGAAAGAACGTCGGGCCAAGTTCAATCCGATTTGCTTCTACGAAGGCGCACAGTTCGAAGAGGTGCGTAAGGAGGCGATGAAGGCCATTGGCGCGTGGGACTTTGGGTATTGCCTGACAATTCACTCTTCGCAGGGGTCGGAGTGGGAGCGAGTCTTGATGATGGACGAGTTCATGCGCGGCGTTCCGTATGCTCAGTTGGCCTATACCGGAATCACCCGCGCCATCACCAATTTGCTTATGTACAGGGAGAAGTGATCGTGGATTTGTTATTATGGTTTGTGCTTGGCTGCTTCATGGTGATCTTTTCGGTGACGGTTGCGACAGTGTTGTACGTTGTGCACCACAGCCATGGATGGGGATGGATCGTTAAGCGCCGCGATGACAGGTCACTGACATTCTTCCGTTTCTTGAATGTCACATTGGGTTGCTTTCCGTGGCAAGAATCACAAAGCCACATGTCATGGCGCAACGACAATAAGAGATGGGCCGCCGACAAGGCCATGGTTGAACATCTGGCCAAGTACGAGCCTAAGTATCCAATAGGCTGGAGATCGTGCGGCGATTCCTTCTACCGGGCGATTGGATTTAAGATGACCAGTCGCGATGTGCGTCTTGATGTGTGGATCGGAATTATCTGGATTAGTTGGCTGCCGTTTAATCCGACAAAGCCAAGAATCTAACTTGACGTCAGTGTTCATGATTATCGCTTTGAACTCTCACGGTTTAAAGCGATAATCCTTTCACCAACTGCTTATTTCAGCAATTAACCTAAAGGAGATTTACCATGGATCAGAACACCAAAGAGAACACCCAGACCACCGAAGAAAAAGCTGCAGCCAAGGCCGAAGCCGCTCGTGTAAAGGCCGAGAAGAAGGCTGCTGCCGACGCAGAAAAACTGGCAAAGAAAGAAGCCGCAAACAAGGAAAAAGAAGCCAAGCGCGAAGAAGAAAACCGCGCCAAGCAAGAAAAGCGTGAAGCCGCCGCCAAAGAGCGCGAAGCCAAGCGTGAAGAAGAGAATAAGCTGAAGGAAGCCGAGCGCGAGCAAAAGGCTGCTGAGCGCCAGGCCGAAAAAGAAAAGGCTGCTGCTGAACGCGCAGAAAAACGCCAAGCTGAAGCCGAACTGAAAAAGGCTGAAGGCGCGAAGGCCAAGGAAGCCGCTAAAGCTGAACGTGAAGCTGCCAAGGAAGCTGCCAAAGCCCAGAAGGCCGCTGAAGTCGAAGCTCAGAAGCAAGCCCGCAAGGATCAGGCCGCTGAACGCGCCAAGGCCATTGCCGACCGCAAAGCTGCCAACAAGACCGATGGCGCACGCCGTGCCAAGGCCACCCACATCTCGTACAACGGCCATGGCCTGTCCTCGCCACAAGAAACTTCGACCCGTGGCCGTGTGCTGGCATGGATCAAGGAAAACTGCCCTGTCGGCGAACAAGTCGAAATCGACTACATCGGCACTCAGTGCAAAGGCATGCTGTATGGCGCGTCCATCCGCAGCTACCTGAGCAAGCTGGAAGAAATGGGTCACCTGGAATTCCACACCGTGGAATCCGATCCGCAACCTGAACCGGCTGCAGAAGCCTAATCTGTAAAGTGCAGCAAAGGTGGTGGACCGTCGAATTCCGTAAATTTAACACCAACCACCTAGGCCCAGGAGTCGTAAGATTACCTGGGCTTTTTAACGACCATATAGAATGTAAAGAAAGGTATCAATGAGCAAAACACAAATCATCATCGGCGCAGGACTTGCTGGCCTTATCGCGGCGTGCCATTTCAAAGATGCATTCATTTACGAGGCAGGTTCAGAGGTCAGCCAGCACAAGGCACTCCTCCGCTTCCGCACCAGAAACGTGTCAGAACTCACCGGCATCCCATTCAAAGACGTTAAGGTGCACAAGGGCATCTGGACGCACTCTGACAAGCGCCTGCACACATCCTGCGATATCCGAATGGCAAACCAGTACAGCCAGAAAGTATCCAACGGACTCCGTGGACGCAGCATCTGGAATTTGGAGCCCGTCACCCGCTACGTCGCCCCGGACGACTTTCACGCGCAGTTGGTAGATCGCCACCGTGCGCGAATTGCATACAACTCGCCGATCAATTACATCCCAAAAATTCAATACAAAGACGATGTAGTGCACATCAACACAGCGCCGCTGCACGTGATCGCTACGGCCACGAGTCTGGACCTGGAAGCGCAACTCAGCGCCAAATCCGACCGCGCGGCAATTCGTGTTGACAGATACCAGTTGCCGCCAGGCACTAACGTGTACCAGACCATCTACTACCCAGAGCCTGACCTGCGCGTATTCCGTGCATCTATCACCGGCGATGTGATGATTGTCGAGTCCATCGACGGCTACAGCGAAGCCGACAAGTACATGTTGAGTCTGATCGAAAGTGAACTGGACTTCGTGGTGTGCGAATCGTTTGGCATAAGCAAGCGATCTCTGACATTCATTGAGACGGTTGACCAGAAGTACGGCAAGATCGTGGATATGCCAGAGAACCTGCGCCGTGCCGCGATCTATTCGTTGACGCGTGACTATGGCGTATATTCCCTGGGCCGTTTCGCCACTTGGAAAAACATTCTGCTTGATGACGTAGTAGACGACATCAAGGTCATCGACAAACTGATCAAGGCCGGTGACTACGGCGCTCTGCACTACCACGCAACACAAACGACGAAGTTTGATGACGACATCCCATTTTAACAAGGAGAAGTGAATGCGACAATTTATCGAGTTGACCGAACGCGCCCAAGCCAGCGCACCCATCCACATCCGCCCAGACGCAATTATGGGCATCAAGCCTCTGCAGAACGGTTGCAAGTTGATTCTGTTCGGCGGCGCAGAAGTGTTCATTGCTGAGTCCTTCAACGCTCTGAAGGCCACTCTTAGCGGAGAATTCGATGGCCAATAAGAGTCCACTTTACATCTTTGATCTGGATGGCACGCTTGCATTGATTGACCACCGTCGTCACTTCGTTGAGCGCCCGCCTTGCTCTACTTGCGGCGGTGAAGGACATGTCGGCAGCGCTGACCCGGCCTGTCTTGACTGTGGCTATACCGGTCTTGATCAGAAATTCAAACCGGACTGGAAAGCCTTCTATGCCGCTTGCGACAAGGATGAACCTAACTGGCCTGTCATTCGCACTTTGACGATGTTACGTTCACAAGGCTGCGAAATTCGTATCTGGTCAGGCCGTTCTGACGAGGTCGCAGGCAAGACATTGGACTGGCTGGATAATCACATCGGCGTTGACTACGAACTGCAGATGCGCAAGGCCGACGACTTCACACATGACGACGTATTGAAGATGCGTTGGCTGGGCCTTCTGCCGCCGGAAGATCGTGCCAGGTTGGTTGCGGTGTTCGACGACCGTGATAAGGTTGTCGCGATGTGGAGAAGGAACGGCGTGAACTGCTTCCAAGTGGCACCTGGCAACTTCTGATGAACAGTTAGGCGAGTAGGTATTGAGTTATAATCTTCTCGCCTAACAACTAGAAAGAATAGAATGAGAAGAAACACCAAGATACTTCTTGAGCGGGCTCACGGAAAGACGGTCATTGAACTGGCCGATGAGTACGGCATCAACCCATCAAGGATCCACCAGATTGAAGTACGAGAGTGCGAAATACTGGGTGTATCGACAAAGCTGAACCCGACCGAAATCGGCTGTGTCGTCATGCGACTTGAAGAGCATTTTCGCAGAGGCGTGAACTACGATTCACCGGAATGGTTCTATAGACACGAAAGGGACGTTAAATGAAAGTTGTACTTAAGTCATACACCCAGAACGCGCTGGAGTTGCTTGTAGGAACCAAGACAACGCGCATGCGCGGCAAGTCGCCGGAAGAGATGTCAAATGAAGAGTTGTATGATCACTTCCAGTATATGCTGGATACGATCAAGTCCCCGTTTGAGTTTGTGGACTTCATCTTTCACATCGAAGGCGTCAGCAAAAATTTCACCCATCAATTCGTTCGCACGCGCACCGGTGCGTACCAGCAGGAAACCAGCCGCGCTCTTGAGGTCGGCGAAGTAATAACGCCAGAGAACTTTGAAGAAGGCGGTGAACTGTTCAATCTGTTCCAGGACGGCGTGGCGGACGCAAACGCCCACTACAAGAAGCTTATCGCAGCAGGCGCTCAACTCCAGGATGCGCGGGCAGTCATCCCTTCGAATATGGCCACCGTCATCGACGCGAAGTTCAACCTGCGCACGCTGTCTGATATGGCGAAGCTTCGCCTGTGCGCACGTACTCAGGGCGAATACCAGGAAGTGTTCCGTGCCATGCGCAAGCTGGTTCTGGATATCTATCCATGGGCCGCGCCGTTGCTGGAGGTTCATTGCGTTGCGACAGGCACCTGCGCGTTTCCTCGTTGGGGCGGCGCTCCGAAGGATTCTGATGGCAAGGTGTTCAAGAATATGGCCGATGCCATGTTTAATTCGACGGCTGCCAATATCGGCTTCCAATGCCCTCACTACGATCCGCGCATGGACTTGGCGCAACTCAAAAAGGAAGTTCGCGTGAAGTTCTGGTCGCGTGAAGAGATTGCGCAAGCCAACCCTGTTGCCTCTGGCGGAAAGAGTATGTAACGTGGAACAGAAAAAGAACCTAATCAAACTTGCCGTATTCGATATTGATGGCTGTCTGTCGGATGATAGGCATCGTTTGCACCTGCTACCAGAGAAGGACGGCAACACGCCGCACGAGGCGTATGATGCCTACAATGAACTAGCGCCAAGCGACCCTCCTATTCCATCGGGCTTTTTGGCGTTGCAAGGTCTTATTACGCGTTATCGCGGGTGCGACTTTCGTGTGTTGTTCCTGACTGCCAGGCCGGTTAAATACCGCCAGCAGACGGAGGTGTGGCTGGGGAAAGAAGGCGTAGCGAACTTGAAAGAGCCAATTCGCGCAGAGACATGGATGCGACCTAATGGCGACTTTCAGACTTCTCCGGATCTGAAGATTGATCTGCTGTCTTCTTACATTGAAAAGTTGATTGGTGAAGGGAATGACGTTGAAGTGGTCGCGGCATATGATGACAGAATTGATGTTCTGAGTGCTTATGCAGCAAAAGGGTTGACTTGCTATCGCTCCAACGTGAAATCTGGCGTTTATTGCTACCATTCCGGCGCATCACCGCGAATTTTCCGCGAAGGCGACCTGATGTTGACTGACATCGGAAGACCTGTTAAACCGGCTCTAAACGGACACAGTAAGGAGGATTCAATGCCTGCAGCGACGGCCTCTGCCTCGCCGGAACTGGCGGAAATCGCCGGGATTTTCGATCAGATGTCGGCTACGCTCCGGAGCCGTTCCGCAGACTACGGTTATAACGCATCTAAGGTTGCAGATATGCTGGCGGTGATGTTCCCCAACGGCGTAACGCTTAAGACTGCGGCAGACTTTGAGATGTGGCACCTCTTCGAACTGAACATCGTCAAATTGACACGATTCGTCAACTCTGGATTGAAACACAAGGACTCGATTCACGACGGCTCCATTTACGGCGGATTCGTTGAGCGATTGACAGAAAAGCACAACATCCAAATCCATAAAGAGCCGGTATAATCAAAAACGTAACAATAACTGAAAGGGAATAAATGGGAAAGCAACTTAACATCATCGTGACCGGCTCCAGCAACGGCCTTGGCGAAATGATCGCGGACATTCTGAACGAAGGTCTTGGTCACAATGTGTTCGGATACGATATCGAAAACGGAAACGATGTATCGCAACCGGCAGAATGGCTGAAAGACGTTGACGTTGACGTCCTGATCAACTGTGCCGGTATCAATCACAACGAGTGGTTTGAAGAAGTTACGCACGAATCCCTGTCCAAGGTCATGCTGGTGAACGCTTTCGGCCCTGTCTATATGACTCAGGCCTGCTTGCCAGCTTTGAAGCGAAATCGCGGTGTAGTCATCAACATCGTCAGCAACGCCGCAACGATTCCGATGACTTCCAGCCTGGCCTACAACATGAGCAAGGCTGCTGCGCTGATGGCAACCAAGCAGATGGCACACGAACTGACCAACAAACACGGCATCACCGTCCTGTCCATCTCTCCGAACAAGCTGGCCGGCACGCAGATGTCCAAGCAAATCGAAGCGAATGTCTGCAAAGTTCGCGGCTGGACTCCGGAGTACGCCGCCGAATACCAGAAGAAGGCCCTGATGCACGGCCTGGAATCCGACCCATACGCGCTGGCAGAGTTCATCGGCCATCTGATCGGCCCAGACGGCGACGGCCCGGTAAAATACATGTCTGGCACCGACATCCCGTTCGGTAAATAATCAACAAGGAGAAATAATGAATAAACTGCAATTCCGCATCGAGCAAATCGCAATCGCACCAAAGAACACCGACCGCGCAATCAAGCTGCTGTCCGACCTGGGCCTGACGGACTGGTTCAAGGACAATGTTGTTGCTGGCGGCAAAGTATTCGGCGTCGAAGGTTGCAACAGCGCACTCCTCCAGTTCAACTATCAATCCGGGAATGGAAACGACCCAGCAGGCAAGTCGCTGGAACTGGAAGTGTTGAAATACGTCGATGGCAACAACTGGCTGCGTCGTCGTCCGGAGAATACTGTGTCCCACTTGGGCATGCACTGCTCTGCTGAAGAACTGGCCGACTTCCGCGCATACTTCAACCGCGAAGGCATCTCTGTTGCTCAAGAAGTCATCACGCAAGCGCACACAAATCCTTTCATCAAGGACGAGCGCCGTTACAACTACGTCATCTTTGATACCGTGGACATTATCGGCGTTGACCTGAAGTTTATTGTGCGCTTGAACATGGACGGCACCCCGTTTGACGCCTCGCCAGCGCGCCCTGCACAGATCAAGGCAGACCGTGTTAAGCGCAAGTCCACTCGTGGGCGCAAGTAATCGGCTATAGTTCTTTTACGGCCTTGGCCCGTCGAACTGTCGCCTTAATTTCAACGGCGTCTGATACAGTTCGACGGGCCGCGTGAGGCGAGTGTAGCGCGGTGCACTCTTAAACGATCCAGACAGCCGGGAGGTGACGCTGGATACACCAAACGATTAAACTCGCGGGCGCACCCAGTCATACTAGTCAGACAGGGAATTAGAGAGTTGCTGATTCGAAAGCCTAGATAGAATCAGACGCAAGCAGGCACGCGGTAAAGTGGAGAGTGATGATTCCAAGCAGCCTGTACCATCATCCGCAGCAGGATATGGCAATTCTGTTGTTCGTACCTAGCCCGAGGGCCGGATGAACCTGACGTTTTTCCGGCCCTTGTCACATAGAATTCAAAGAATAGAAATGCAATCAAGAAAGGTGGCTTAATGTTATTTGCACCATACGACACCGAAACTACCGGGCTTCCTGCGCATCGCCTAGTTTCGCGCAATAAACAACCTCGCATCATCGAATTCGGCGGCATGATCACAGACGGAGATGGTGTTCTTCACACGCTTGAATTCATCTGCAATCCAGGCGTCGCAATCGAGCCAATCATCACAGAGATCACAGGTCTGACAAACGCCGATCTGGAGACGAAACCTCCATTTGAAGAATTCGTGCCGCAACTGGCAGACTTCTTCGGTCGCGCTCAAGCATGTATCGCCCACAGCCTGTCATTCGATAAGTCGATGTTGCAGTGGGATCTGGAGCGTATCGGCCTGACGCTGAAAGACGTCAACTTTCCAGAGATTCAAATCTGTACAGTAGAGCAAACATTTCACCGCTTCGGTCGCCGCATGCGACTGATTGAACTGTACGAGCGGATAACCGGCCAGCCTTACATCCAGAAACACAGGGCATTGGACGACGTTCGACTAATGCATGAAATGGCCAAGGTGATGGGTGTTTACAATATTGGAAAGGAGTGTGTATGAAGACTGTATGGGTTCTTCAAAGTTGCGATGATGAGGGTGATTGGATAGACCGTGAAGTAGCTTGCGTCTTTGCCAAAAAACCTGGCTACAAGACTCTTATTGAGTCAACCAACATGGAAGTCGAAACTGCCGAGTGTCTTGCAGCTGGGAATGGCAAAGTGATCATTGCTTCTGACGCTGACGAACGTTCTTGGGAGCTTTATGAAATGGAGTTGCAATGACTTTACCACAACTGCGGGTGCGCACAGGGTATTCGTTCCGAGAAGGATATGGCCGTATGCCTGAGGTGTTTGATCGCCTGAAAGAGATCGGCGCTACTACGGCGTGCATCGTTGACTCTGCCACTTGGGGTCACGTGCGTTTCGAACAGGCCGCAAAGAAGGCAGAGATTCAAGCCGGGTTTGGAATGGAGATTCCGATATTATTCAGCGATGACACTTTTGGCGATTCCGGATCGATGGCACATCCAGATGCCAAGTTCAAACCAAAAGCATGGATTATCGGGCTGGATACCGTCAAGATGTACCATGCCACGTCAAAATCTGTACGTAATCGCGGCCTGACTGCCGAGGAGTTTCTGTCTCTGGAAGGGTGCCTGAAATTTGTCGGCGGCGCATCGCACCGAATGGAGGAATATGTATCGCGACAAGAGATGGACGATCTGTTGGTGGACATCAATCCATCCTCGCTGACGCTGGCTTACGAGAACTACCAGTTTGCCATCAAACACGGTCTGCCGATGGTCATCACCAACTACAACGACGTTCCAGACAAGAAGCATGAAGACTTCGCTTATGCTTGGGAAGTCCGTGACTCTGTCGGCGTTCGCCATCTTGCCTCTGAAGCAGAAATCTGGTCACAGCTGCGACTGGTGATGCCGCGTAAAATGTTCAATCAGGCCGTGGATAACACCCACGCTCTCGCGCGCCAGCTGCAGGGCATCTCGCTCAAGAAGGCTCCGATCATTCACCTGGAAGGAGACATGGTAGCCCTCTGCCGCGAAGGGCAGGCCAGCCGACTTGCACGCGGCCATATCAAGGAGTGGACAAATGAATACGAAGAACGGCTCTTGGAAGAGGTACGCCAGATTCAAAACAAGTCGTTTGATAGTTATTTCCTTGTTGTGGCTGACCTTGTTCGCTTTGCTAAGCGCCACATGCTTGTGGGCCCTGCGCGAGGCTCTGCGGCTGGTTCTCTGGTATGTTACCTCCTTGAAATAACTGAGGTGGACCCTCTGCCACACGACCTCCTGTTCCAACGATTCATCGACATCAGCCGAGCCGACTTGCCGGACATCGACATCGACTTTGCAGATACCAAGCGCTATATGGTATTTGACTACCTGAAAGAGAAGTACGGCGCAGATAACGTCGCAAAGCTGGGGAATATCAACACGCTCAAGGCCAACTCCGTCATGGCACAAGTCGGCAAGAAGTTTAACATTTCGTTCGGTGAAACTTCCAGTGTCAAGAATGCTTTGATTGAATATTCGTCCGGTGACGCGCGTTACGGCAAAGGCTTGAATGATACGTTTGAGCAGACAGCACCTGGACAGGATTTTCGTGAGAAATATCCGGATGCCGCAGCGTGCATGTCAGACCTGGAGATTCACCCGAGTCACACAGGTGTTCACGCGGCGGGAATTCTCGTCTGTAATGACGAAGTGACCGACTACTGCACAGTGAATGAAGAAGGCGTGGCGCAAATTGACAAGCCGGACAGCGAATATCTGAATCTGCTCAAGATTGACGCTCTTGGTCTTCGCACTCTTGGCATCATCGAGGACTCCGGCGTTGTGACTGCAGACCAGTTGTATTCTCTGGCGCTTGATGATCAGTCTGTGCTAGACATCCTCAATCAAGACAAAGTATCTGGCATCTTCCAGTTTGAAGGTGATGCCGTGCGATCTGTTACTCGCTCCGTGCACGTTGACTCGTTCAGTAAAATCGACAACCTAACGGCGCTGGCGCGACCTGGCCCACTAGCTTCCGGTATGGCCCAAAAGTACATCGCACGCGCCAAGGGGTCGGAGCCAGTTAGCTACGACGTGCCCCAGCTGGAGAAGTACCTACGGAACACTTACGGCGTTTTCCTGTATCAGGAACAGATCATGTCCGTGGTCAAGGAAATTGGCCTGTTTGACTGGGTGAAGACTTCTGCAGTTCGTAAGGCCATGTCGGGTCGTAAGGGCGAAGAGTACTTCAACCAAATGGGCGCAGACTTCGTGGCAGGTGCAACGTCACAAGGCGTGCCAGAAGATCAAGCCAAGAAGATTTGGAATGAAATGGTCACGTTTGGTTCGTGGGGCTTCAACAAGTCGCACTCCGTCAGCTATGCCGTCGTGACTTACTGGACGTTGTGGCTGAAGCGTTACCATCCTCTCCACTTTGCTGCGGCCTGTCTTCGTGCTGCGAAAGATGATGAACAGGTCATTGCAATCTTGCGCGAGATGGCAAAAGAAGGGGTAGGCTATACGCCGATTGACCCTGAGTTCAGCGATATGAACTGGAAAGTGGCCGATGGCCGTCTGATCGGTGGCATCATGAATGCAAAGGGTTATGGCCCGGTGAAAGCTGCGAAATTCATCGAGATGCGCGCCAATCGTGATGCTGATCCGAAGTTGCGTGCGAAGTTTGATAAGGCCGCAGCGTCGTTGGCGAATGCCGAAGTGAAGTACTCCGACTTGGCGGAAGCTCACACAAAGTGGGGCCATTTCTATGACGACCCACGACTGGCTGGTGTAACGTCCGGCAATCGAATTGTCGGGATGAAGGAGGTCAAGGACAAGGATGACGGCCTTGTAATCGGCAAGTTGGTCAAAAAGGTTTTGGCCGACGAGAATGAGGCCATCAGGATCAAGAAGCGAGGTGGCGAGATTAAGAAAGGCCTCACCCAGTTCGTTGACCTGATGATGGTGGACGATTCGACAGATTCTCCCATGCGATTCCGTGTTCGTCCGGACAAGTTCCCAACCTTGGGCAAGCCTATCGCAGAGACAGCGCCGATGGGGTCGTGGTTCCTTATCAAAGGCTGGAAGCTTAAGGACATTGACATGTTCATTGTCAAAAACATAAAGCGATTGGATACGCCTATTGAACCAAAAGAAGATCAACCTGAAGAGGAGGAAGAGTAATGCAAATCGCAATTTATGCCTTGTTGATGGTCTGTATTGTAGCCATCGTTTTGACAGTCGGGAATATCCTGATTAGTCGCAGTCGCCATCCTTTGTGGATCTGTGCATTGGCAGTAGGGTGCATCGTGATTACGGTGTCGGTGGCATATGCCGTTCAGGCCGTCCATATCCGCAAACAAGTGGTGGTTGCATGGCGCTAAAAGAGCAACGCGCTTACAAGGTGCTGATGGAAAAGTCTCAAGGCACCTTGAATTGCAAGCGCATCGAAAACCAGAACGGCAGCGGCATGTCTGATTTTGTGGTTCAAGGCCACAACGGAATAGACATATGGCTTGAACTGAAGGCGTTGGATGCGCTGCCTGTTCGCGGCGATACGAAAGTGTTGAAAGGAGCATTTGAGAAAGGCCAGTTGCCGTTCCTGCGCGAGAAAATCAGCTGGGGTGGACATGGCTTTGTAGGTCTGCGTTGTGGCGAATTCTGGTGGTTGTTTGACCCGACAACAGAAGTAGCAGAAATTCGCAAGGCATACATCAACGAGAAGTGCATAGTTCACGGAACAGTAAAAGACATCATCAACTACCTGGAGCAATTGAAATATGAAGACATCCCCTATGCAGCACCAAATTATCGGCCTGGCACGAAGCGAAGGAAAGCGCAATTTTGCGTTCCTGATGGAACAGGGAACGGGGAAAACTTGGCTGACGCTGGCTGATGCTGAGCGGTGTTTCATTGGAGGGAAGATTGACGCGCTCTTGGTCATTGCACCAAACGGCGTTCATTCTAATTGGGTTTTGCGCGAGATTCCGACACACCTGGAAGTAGACTCTGTCGGCTACGTTTGGCGCGGCACTCCTAAGACCAAGAAAGCGCTGGCCGGGCTGGAAGCGCTGTACAAGCCTTCCAGCAAGCCAGTCTTGCGCGTGTTATGTGTTAACATTGAGGCGATGAACTATGAATCGACGCGAGAAGAAGTTGCCCGATTCATCAACACATTCAAGGTCATGTTCGTTGTGGATGAATCAACGCGAATCAAGAATCCAGATGCCAAACGAACCAAGCACGTAATCAAAGCCGCGAGACAGGCGCTGGCTCGTCGCATCTTGTCCGGCACACCTTTGACTAAAGGTGCCACCGACCTCTACAGCCAATTCGATTGCCTCAAGGAAGGGTTGCTTGGCACGACATCGTATCGGGCATTCATGGCCGAGTATGCTGTGTTGCTCAAGCCGGACGACCCACAGATGCAGGCGATCATGCGAAAGTTGGGCGGTAAGGTTCGCGGCGTGCCACAGGTGATCAAGAGGGACGAGAACGGAATTCCAATGTGGAAGAACATGGACAAGCTTTCTGCTATGCTCGCTCCGCATTCGTACCGCGTTACGAAAAAAGACTGCCTGGACTTGCCTGAGAAGGTATACAAGCAGGTCTATTTCGAATTGACGCCAGAGCAACGTCGTGTGTACGAGAAGCTCAAAGAGGATTATGAATACCGTGACGATACCACATCACTGTCTCTGCAGGCCATCGCGGCTCGTTCGAAGATGAAGCAGGTAACATCCGGGTTCATCAATGTCGAAGGCGAGCCGCGACTGGTTGACCCGAAAGAGAATCCTCGCATGGATGCTTTCAAGGAGGCAATTCAGGATATTGATGGGCAATTCATCGTTTGGGCCATGTTTGAGCAAGAACTGCTCCAGATCAAGACTGCCCTTGACGAGGCAGGTTTTCGTTCGGCACTTTACTACGGTGCGACAAAGACAGAAGAGCGCGAACGAATAATTGATGACTTCCAGGCCGGTAAATTGGACGTCTTCATCGGTCATGCCGCAGCTGCCGGTATTGGCATCACTTTGACCGCAGCGGAAACGGCACTATACTATTCGTGCAGTTACGATAACGAGTTGCGCAAACAGTCGGAAGATCGTTGCCACCGCATCGGCACCAAGAACAACGTCCTGTACATAGACTTGATTGCAGAAGATACGCTGGACGAAGAAATCCAACGTTCACTGTCTGTTAAGTCTGCGCTGGCAGATTATGTGATCGACGGTGTAAAGCCAACGTGACGCAAAGGCGTTATAATCGAGGTTCCTCAAAGGCCGAAGCGTTAATCAGTAAATGGCCTTTAGTTGGTGCAGGTGAACGACGCAAATAACTGCATCTAACCGTGGGCGACGGCTACGGGACATCGGATGAAACCCAATAGGGGCTGCTTGACGGAGCGCCGGATAAGTAACCGGCATAGAATCAACCTTAGAAAGGAGAGAATATGGGAAGAGTTTTCATCCCTCAATTAGTAGAGCGCTATGATCAAGCGACAGGTCGAATGACTCCTGTCTTTGACTTCAGCGCGGCAGCACACTTCGGCCAACTGACACCGATCCTGGAGAAGTCCGATAACGTTCAGTTCCTGGCGTTCCTGGCACCGAAGATTCGCAAGGCCCTGTCCGACTTTGGTCCGGACGATCATTTTCTGGCTGTTGGTGACCCTACTGTCATCGCCATGTGCGCTGGCATCATCTTCCGCCGTCAACAAAAAGTCAGCTTCCTGAAGTGGGATCGGGTTCTGAAAATGTACAACAGCATCGAGGTTAATCCATGAGTGAGCACGACAATTCTGAGCGCGGATTTGACCCGCTCACCGCCTTTGACGATCTTCCGCCGCAAGTAGCGCCGGTTGCCACATTGGAACGTCTCCGCGATCAGGCGCGCAAAATGCAAGAGTTGGAAGCAGAGGTGAACGAGAAGACGGTTGCACTGGCCGAAGTACAAGCTGCGTTTGACCGAATCTCCATGCGCACCATTCCAGACATCATGGCTGAACTTGCCATGGAATCGTTCACCATGGAAGACGGCTACAAATTGGAAGTCAAGAACGACCTCAAGGCCTCCATCACCGCAGAGAACAAACCTTCAGCGCACCGCTGGCTCCGTGAACACAACTTTGACGGCATCATCAAAACCAAGGTGCTGGCAGAATTCGGTCGCGGCGAACTGTCCAAGGCGGAAGAGGCTCTGAGTAAACTTCGTGAGGCTGGTTTTGAAGCCTCCATTGACGAAGGCGTGCATGCCGCAACGCTGAAATCGTTCGTGAAAGAGCGCATGGAAGCAGGCGATGCAATTCCTGTGTCCATCTTCGGCGTGTATGAGTTCAAGAAAACAAAGATCACTGCTCCGAAAGGGGCTGCGAAGAAGTCTAGTAAAATCACTTCGTCGGCAGCACCAGAAGCAATTCAGTTCAAGCCGCAAGTAAGCTACAACTTTTAATCAGCAACACAAACCATAAAGGAAACATACCATGGCAAAAACCGAAAAAGCAGCATCGACCGAAGTAGCAGTTGCAGCAACCTCCTCCGTGGCTGTAGTCAATGATCAAGCGCTGTCGTTCCTGTCGGCAGAAGACTTCGGCGGCGCAGGCTTCGAAGGCGCAGACAAAGACTCCTTCGCCATTCCATTCCTGCAAATCCTGCAGAAGATGTCCCCGAAAGTGGACGAAGACAACGCGCAGTACATCAAGGGCGCAAAGGCCGGGATGATCCTGAATACCGTCACCAATCGCCTGTTCGACGGCAAAGAAGGCTTTGACATTGTGCCGTGCTACTACAAGCGCTCCTTCATTCTGTGGGGCCAGCGCGATGCAGGCGGCGGCTTCAAGGGCGAGTTCACGCCGGAAGTGGTTGAACAGATGATCGAACACGGCCAGATTACCGTCAAGGATGGCGTCTACTACAAGACCCCGGAAGACGGCTCGGCAGTTGATGACAAGAAAACCGACTACTTCGCCGATACGCGCGCACACTACGTCATCACCATCGACCCGGCATCCGGCGAAACCGGCAGCGCCATTCTGTCCCTGGCATCGTCCCAAATCAAGCCGTCGAAGATGCTGATGACCGCCTTGCAACAGAAGAAAATTGACACGCCAAACGGCAAGCGCACGCCGCCGATGTTCCTGAACAAGGTGCGCGTCACCACCATCGGTCAGCAGAACGACTCCGGCAGCTGGTCTGGCATCGTCTTCACTCTGAACGGCCTGGTCACCGAAAAAGACCTGTTCGAAGAAGCCAAAGCATTCTACACCAGCGTGTCCAGCGGCGCGGTCAAGGCCGACTACTCCAAGGCTCCGACCTCGGACGGTCCTGGTGCAAGCGACAAACCTAAAGAAGCTGACGGCTTCTAATTAGGCAAAAGCCCGGTTGAAAGATCGGGCTTTCTCTTAAGGAGGGTGTGATGTTAAGTTTGAAAGATAAAATTCTGGCCGTTCTCGCGGCAATCGGCACGGCCATCATTGCCATCTGGGCATACCGTAGTGGTAAGGACAAAGCAGAGAGCGATGCAATGGACGATGCACTCAACGGACTGGAGAAGGTTGTTGAGCGATCCGAACACGACGCCGATGCATCGGCCAAGGCTCATAACGAAGCGGTGGACCAAGCCAATGCCGCGAGAAAGGAAAGTGATGAACAAAACAAAGCTGATGTTGATCATGTGCGCGATGCTGTTGCTATCGGCCTGCGCAACGGTTCCGACGCGATCAACGACGCCATCAGCCGCACCAACGGTGGCGTGTAACGAGGATGCGCCAGGCAAACCTCTGCCTCGCTATCCAGATGCACCTGAAAAACAGGATGCCGAGTCTCTGAGAGTGTACGTCGCCCAGCAGTACGAGTGGGCCATGGACGCGGTATCATCGCTGTCGGTGGAGAAGAGGAATCGAAAAGCCACTTCTGACTGCCTAAAAACCCTACGAGTGAATGGAGTAATTAAATGATTGATAAAGAGCGCTTGCTGCGAACGGCAAATATGGTCGTTGCGTGGGCTGAAGCCCGCAACCTGATCAAGGGTTCCGACCCGAAATCGCAAACCCTGAAGACCGTCTCCGAATTTGGTGAACTGGCGCAGGCCATCATCAACGAAGACCGTGACCTTATCGTTGATGGCATTGGCGATACGCTAGTGACACAGATCATCGTATCCGCGCAACTGGGCGTGGACTTCGGCCTGTGCCTGCAAGTGGCAAACATGATGGGTGAAACGCCATCCGGCTCGGCACAAAAGAACTCCCTGTGCTGCGCATCAGTTCTCGGTTGCATGGCCGACAACGTGCTGAAAGGCCAAGTTGGCACTTTCCAGACGAATCTGTCTGCGTTTTTGCACTTCCTCCAGAATATCTGCGACCTGTATGCTCTGGAAATGGCAGCATGCCTTGAATACGCTTACGACGAGATCAAAGACCGACTAGGCGTAATGTACAACGGTGCATTCATCAAATCCGACGATCCTGCTTACGCCGGTGCAGTAGCTGCACTCGGTCTGGAGGGCTAAGCCATGGCAATCCGCAAAGGCGCAAATTGCTTTTATGTCAACCAGCACCATAAGGTCATCGCCGCGACCGCTGTAACTGACATCGGCTTTGGCGGCGACGGCATCGTCAAGTTCGCTCCGACGTTCAACGACACCACGGTTCGCGCAATGGACGTTTTCGCCACCGTCGCGGCAGCAGAGCGAGCCGCAGCCACCCGTTCGGCAATGATGGGCGCTGCGACAGACAATGGTCGCATCATCAGGTAGAATAGATTCACCAACTTAAACCCGTCCTAGTGGCGGGTTTATTTTTACACTCAGAAAGGAAAGAATATGACAACAATCGACAAGCCTATGCTAGCGCCGAATGACGAATTCGATATCGACAACTGCTCGTTCCCTAAAATGGGATCGGCAAAAATCGACGGATTCAGAATGCTCAATCAGCAAGGCAGCGCCTACACTCGCTCCGGCAAACCTATGGCAAACGAAGCCACCCAGGCATTTTTCTCTCGCCCGGAATTCGACGGGCTGGATGGCGAACTGGTAGTGGGCGAGCCAAACGACCCTAATGTGTTCAACAATTCGCAGGGGCCGCTGAAGCGCAAAGACGGAGATCCAAAGGCGGTGTGGTATATCTTTGATGACCGAACCTTTCCAAAGGACATGTTCAAAGACCGCACACACCGTGCCGCGAACCGTATCCAGCAACTCTGGATTGCGTTTCCAGAATTGCAAGACCGTATCCAGCTGGTAAAGCACTCCTGGCTGAACAAGGAGGATCTGGACGAGTTCGAAGACATCGCCATAGAGGACGGATATGAAGGCATTATGTTGCGCGATCCTTGCGGCCTGTACAAGTACGGTCGAGCAACCTACAAGGAGAATACTCTCTTGAAGGTGAAGCGACTCGTTCATGAAGAGGGTGTTATCGTCGGCTTTGAAGAGCAGATGATCAACGAGAACGAAGCATTCAAAGATGAACTGGGGCGAACAAAGCGCCAGTCATTGAAAGAAAACCTTATTCCGTCCGGTATGGTCGGTGCGTTCTGGATCCAATCTGACAAGTGGCCGACAAAGTTCAAGGTGTCTGCCGGCTCATTGACGCACGAAGATAAGAAGGCTGCATTCGAAAACTTCGAAAGCGACTATAAAGGCAAGATTGGCGCATACAAATACTTCGGTCACGGTTCTCTGGAAGCGCCGCGACAAGGCGTATTTAAGGGCATCCGCTCTCCGAGCGATATGAGCTAATAGGCCAAATTTAGCCTCTTTTCGAACACAATTTAAGGCGTTTTCGATTTTCTGCACGGGCGCTGGCCCACAAGGAAATTCCTTATAAGTGTACGCAAGGAGGCTAATTTGGGCCTGTTCTCTCAGAATATTTATATCAGAATCGTACACAAATTTGACTCATTTTGACCGTATAATTCGTACATGAAAACGATAACGCTTAGCAGGAATGGGGCCAACCGGACGATCCCGACAGGGTTCAGCTGGACAACACTGTTCTTCGGTCCTGTGCCATCAGTGATTCGCAGTCATTGGGCTTTCGTGTGGAAGGTTATGGCAGCAGACTTGATGGCTCTGTTAATCTCTATGGCGACGGTAGGGCCGGATTGGTGGCTTTGGGTGTGGCTTGTACTTCGGGTGGCCATATCCATGATTCGAAATGACGTACTGCGCGGCGATATGGTTAAGGACGGCTGGAGTAAGGAGCCGATGCAAAAGGGCATTGAACTTCGCGGCAACGTAGCAGATGCCGCTAACGACGACGAGGAGTATGAAGATGAACAATCCAATTAAATTGTTGATATCGGCGTTGCTCGCCATTCTGATTATGGCCAACTTTGCCGACGCAAAGGCGCAGATCGCCCCAGGAAACTACAAGCGCACTACTACCGACGAGATCACCGGCAAGAAGGCCAATCGCCTCTACATGTTTACGTCGTCTGACGGCCAAGGAATCAGCGTCGTTCAAGAAGAAGGTGCCTTGGGGTATGTTGGCCTTGCCCTTCCGTATGCTGCAAGCACGGTGTTTATCCCTTACTTAGGGACTGCTCAAAGCATCGAGGTTCGTGCAGAACTGAATGATGGCGGCGTGTTCGTCGGTAGGATGGTGGCCCGTTTCACCAACTATCCAGATAAAGGCATAATCACCGATACAGACGCCGCAACTTTGATTGGCTTGCTCTCATCATCAAAGAAAGTCGTAATTCGTGTCCGACTGTGCAACGGTGATTCGACCGTGTTCAAGTTCAACTCTGTCAGCGGAAACTTCTTTAAAGATGCAAAGGCAATAAAATGAAAAACTACCTGAACAAAGTCTTCAAACCAGTAGCAAAAGAACGCATTGACATCGTTGCCAATCTAATGCTGCAGCTGGTCGGCGAAACTGTCAGAGGCCACGCTCTGCGGGCCATCTTGATGGGCGCTATCACTGCCGGGGCACAGTACGCAAAGGATGCGCCAGACGCCCCTATCCAAAGTGCTCCGGCAGTATCTGTACAATCTCCTCAGTCTAAGTGACAACAGGCCCAATCGGGCCTGTCTTCTACTTCAGCCATCCACTTAAGTATGGCGTTCCTTTTCGCTTCGTTCTCACGTCCATTCGCGGCTTGTTACCGTATGCAGGAATGGCAATGTGAACCCACGAGTCGTATTCAAAGATCATCTGGTCAAACGGAATTCCGGACGCCAGAATTGCCTTGCCTAACTCATAAGGCGTCACCCCTGGAACGTTGATATCCGCCGCCAGCCCTTCCATGTGAGCGCTTGTGTCAGAGCCGCCTGCAAGCTTGTTGACTTCAGGGCAGCGATACCCGCTGGAGATAGTCAAAGGCTTGTTGTAAATGGTTCTAACAGCCTCCAGAGTGTTGGCCACACGCTTCAGATTCTCTTCAATCGCTGGCGACGGAGAATTGTCGATTCCGTTGCGCGCGGCCAGGTCGGAAGCGACTAGCTCGCCCAGCGTAAAGTGTTCTGTCAATCGCTTGTCCATCACAGGGCAACTCCTTTAAACACTCCAAGTAACTCGTCCGGCAACGAATTGACGAGAGTTTCACGGTGGAGTTTGATGGCTTCCTTGAGCGATTCCGCATCCTTAGCGGCCACGACGGACGGCGAAGATGGGATCGCCAGCAGATAGTCTGCAGCACCATCCGCAGCGTCGGCCAGCGCCGTATTGCCCGCCCTGTAGGCGCGACCTGCAATACCGCTAAGACGATCCAGAGCCACAGAGCGGGCCTCCCTGAACACGGAAAGTTGCTGCTCTACCAGAATCTGGAAAGGCTCTGGTTCGCGATCAACGGCGATTGGATATCCTTCTCCATCAGAAGTGATTACCTTCCCTTTGCTTTGGGCATCGAGAAGTTCAGAATGCAGCCTTGGAGAGATTTCAACGGCATCAACTGGAACTGCACCGATTGACTCGTCATAAAATCCGTTATTTGTTTTTGAGTAGTACATATTGATCCTTAGTATCCGATGGCAACCCAAGACACGGTAGCGGCAACCCTTGTTGAAACTGCCGACCAGCAAGAGAATGCGAACTGAAGAGAAGAGGTGGAATTGTAGCCTGCCATAGCTCCGCTGCCGCTTGTTGCTGGAGTGATTTGAAGGTTAAGCATCCCATTCGGGAATGCAATAGGAAGGGTAACCGACACATCGCCCGAGCTAGAGCTTGTTGCCTGGCCCCATTGAATGATCAGGCCGCCTGGCAGCTTTTGATATCCGTTGGTTGCTTTGCTCGATTGGAACTGTGCGTCGGAGCCTAGCGTTGCGCCGCCAACCGCCACCCAGAGAGTGGCAGATGCCTTGACGAACATCACCCAAGAGCCAACTGGCACAGAAATGGCCGTGCCAGTTGTCCCGTTCACATCAATCAGATCTGAACCGCTTCTGGCGATTGTTACCGGGCCGACGTTTGCATTTCGATATGTTATCGCCGCCCCTGTGGAAACAGAAGATAGCAGAGGCAGTTGGTGATTTGTGTCTGATGGCGATGACGAGCCAACCATGCTGCCGGCATTTGCGCCTGGAATGGTTGCTCCGTTTGCGACGGAGTAGAATGTCTGATAGTTGCCCAGTGCGCGCTGAACAAATGCCGTAGTAGCGCCATATGTGCTATTGTCAAACTGGCTTTGCGTGGTGAATTTAACCAGACCATTGACCTCTAATTGTGCAGACGGGTTGTTTGTGGCAATGCCAACTCTTCCGCTGTTGTCTGCACGAAGAATCTCTGATCCGTCTTTTACTAGCCTCCACGATGTATCCGCTTGCAAGTCCCATGCATAGTTCGTGAGGCTGATCATGCGCAGTTGAGTCATTCCTCCATTGGTGGAGTCGATTCGTGCAGAAGTCGTGCCAGTGCCTGAAAGGTGAAGTTTTTCGACAGGGCCGTTGATGCCGACGCCAAAACAACCATTCGATGCCAATAGCGCGGTGTTTGTGCCTCCATTAGTTCCGAGGATCACTTTACCGGTTTCTGAGCGCAGTGCGATGTCGGCTGCTGATGCGCCGCTAATCAGTTGAATGCCTGACCCGATATATGCAAATGGAGAAGCGCCGTTAATCTTGAATGCGCAATACGGGCCATTTGCTGATCCGCTGTTGAAAGCAGCAATTTGGGCATTGGCACTCATCTGGATATATCCGTTTGAGTAATTGTTGGTGAGTTTTGTGACGCCGTCAACTGTATCATACAGACGGAAAGTTGCGTTAGATGCGGATGTTACATCGCCAGCATATCCGTTGCCAGAGCCAAGTGGAACGCCAATTCCAACGTTTCCAGAAGGGTCAACCTGCATATAGGTTGCCGTCCCCATCTTTAACTTGATAGGCTTAAGAGTTCCAGAGCCAGTCGAGCTAGTGCCCAACACCGCCTCTGTGCTATTAAGTTGAAGTGAAAAGAAGCTTGCATTATTAGGGTCTGAAGAATTCAGGCAATAGAATGCCGAGTCTGTTGCCGTTCCATTTGGCATGGCGCCAACATAAGTGACTCCATTCAACGTTGAACTTTGGAAGAACGTTCTATTAGGGATTGTGGCGTTTGAGAAGTCTCCCTTGATCCTTGCAACACCAGAGAATGACAAGTTGTTCACCGACCACGGCCCGCGCAAATACATGCCTGCGTCACTGGCAAGATGGTCAATCCCGCACATATCGACAGGAACGGCGTTTGTGGATGTCGATTTCAGGAATTCAATGGCAATTGTCGTGGCAACGGATGTTGCTGGCTTCATGGAGATGCCATACCTGGAGCCTTCCCCAGTATAATCAATGACAACCCTTGATGCATATCCAGAATAATCTTGTGTTCCGCCAGCGCGAACGACTCCGCTTGCTTGAACGTCTTGTGTGGCAGATACATTGCCTGTGACGGCCACACCGCTGCTATTTATTTGAGCGCGCTGAGTGCCTGATACAGAGAATGATGCCGTTCCATCAGTGGCAATAGTGGCGCGCTGAGCGCCGCCTGCATAGAAATTGATAGGAAGGTACGTTCCTGTGCCGGACTTCGTGGAAATGATGTTGGTGCCACTAGTATCCATCTCAAACCCGGCAAGACTTGCATTGTCCGGATCTTGTGAACCAGCAGCCGAGAAGCCAGACCTTGCAGAAGTACCGTTCGGGATTATGCCGAGAGAAGAGAATCCGTTCAGCGTGGACGATTGGAGGAGCAAGCGATTTGCCAGAGTCCCATTCGACAGGTCGGCCTTGATTCTCGGATTGGAGTTTGTGAACGTGACCGAATTAACCGAGTTGATTGAGTTCAGGTCATAGTTCGCACCGGCCTTTGCCATGCTAAACCATGCATCCCACACTCCGTTCGTTTTGAATCGGATCGCTACACGACCAGAAGAGGATGTCCAGCGTTGAATCACGCGGCCATTCGTCGGGTCGAGCAGATATTTCACCTCAAGCATACCGACTTGGGATGCTACGTCAACCATCGGCGGCGCGTTTGTGGATGCCGCGAAAACTGCCGAGTCAGCAATGACAAATGTGCCAGAAGTCGTTTTGGAGTTGAAGTCGATGGCTGCAGAGATCAACTCTTGCGTCGCGTTGCCTGCACCAGACGGCATAGGCACCAGCGCGGTAATCTCGCTGGAAGAAGATACGTATTCCCATTGCGCAGGCGTGCTGATAGGGTCGGATACATTGGCGTCCACCAAGGAGCGATAAGGCTTCCAGCTGAGATCAGGCTGTTGGCGAAGGACAAACGCATTCTTTTGATAGCCACCTTGCGTGGACATTGTGGAGAACCAAGGAGGAATTGCTGCGCGCTGCCACGCCTTGCCAATTTCTGTAAGCTGGTTGAAAAGGTAGTTCTGGATTTGACGCTCAACAGCCTTGGCCTGCGGGTTCCCGGATGCAAGACTGATTTCATAGTCTTGCGTGTATCCGTCTTGGAAGTTGGCGAAGCCAGTCGGGCTGGTCTGCGGAGGCGTGGCCTTATCGCCTGCGTTGGCGAATGGGAGTTTGATAAGATCCTGGCTCATATTTAGTCCTGAATTACGGTTGTTTTGCTTCCTGCTGCTTGCGGCAAGATTCCGTACTGAGTCGCATTAAGCAGGTTGATGAACTGGGCTGAAAAACCCATGTTAGGGCCACAGTGATATACCAGCTGGAAAGCAGAGCCTGGCGGCGGTTTGATCTGTCCTGCATCACCAGTAACATCTGTGACGTAAACATACTTGCCGCCTGCTATGTCCCATGGCAGTCCGTCGTTGAAGATCCAGTTAAGCATCCGGTTGATGTACATCAACCGTGCGTTACCGACCAACATGGAATAGCGCAACTTCAGTGCCCAGCGAATTTCCTTTGCCGTCAACAGGGTGAACTCGCCGCCGCCGTAGAAGTTGCCGCCCGGAGATGGGTTTGGCCCGGTGCTGCCGACGAAGTTCTGACGGAATTCTCCGTACGCGAATGCGCGATCTGGAGGATACAGGCCAAACAGTTGCGAAGGAACTCCAAGGATGATGCACCAAATCATCAATCCAAAGTTGTTGGCCGTATCAAGGTTGAATACGTTCGCCTGCCAGTCAGCCCAGAATTGATCTTGATATTTTGCATACCATGCCTTCTTCTGCATGATCAGAGATTGGATGTTAGGCGCGTTGCTATGCATCCACTTAAGTGCCTGCTCAATATCGCCATTCCAAACTTGCATCGTCATACAATCACCACTTGGATGTTGCCAGACAGCAGCGAAACGAGGTCAAACGGCGCAGAGATCACCTCGTAAGAGAATCCAGCAGGATAAATCGGTGCAGTGTTACCTTTCGGAACGCGAGCTACTTGGCAGGTCTTGATGTACATGCCAGGAATTTGCCGCGCCACCGCGCCTGCAATTTCGAACGCTGACAGATTCGCACCGACGACGAGGCCAAGTTCACCATCCATCTGTCCGGTGGCGTAATCCAATATGGCGTTGCGCACCGCAGATTCAGGATCGGCAACAGTATTTTGCTGGTGGACCTCGATGTGGACATAACCATCATAGTCGATAGGCGCGGTCCACTTGACTCGATACGGCTGCAGAGAGATAGGATCAACTACCTGATGGCCATTCGGCGCATCGACAGGTGTCCCTGGAACGACAGCGCCGACCGTTTGGCCGTAATCCCAAGGGCAACCGCCTTGGTGCGCTTCATACATTGCCATGGCCAAATCGTCCTTGTTCGGCGTGCCAGCGACGCAGACCCAAAGAGCATTTGGAAGGCTGAATGCAACGCCGTTCACCGTGCCTGTAGCTCCGGTGTTGTTCTCGATCACCTGGCAGGATGTAACGTTTGCTACGCCAAGAATGTTTGCTGTCACGGCGGCGCTGCTGCCGATGCCTTGCGTTGCCAGGCGCTGGTTGCGGAAATTTCTCAGCTTGTTATCTGCCATGGCAGTGGATCCGAGAACAACCAGAGACTGCGACACGACCACTTGGCAAGTGCCCCAGCCGATGGTGCCATCAAGAATCGTCAACGTTTCATAAGGCAGCGGAATTGGGCCATAGCTCTGAGAGACTAGGATGGCGTTATTCACTACGCCGCCAACAGGAATGGTTACGGCATCAGCCAGCAGGAAAATGTCGCCATTCGACGTCTGAACGCGGGAGCCTGCATTGATGACGGTAGATGGATTACCAGTGATTCGAATGCCAGTCGCGGCGGTCGATTGGTTCTGGCCACGCTCAATACCGAGCAGAGCACACACAGCATCCAGGAAAGTGCCGCGCGCCAAGTTAGGGTTGATCTGGTTAGCGACCTCTGCATTATTTTTCAGAACGCTGGTGCGTGCCAGCGTTTCGCCAGTCATCAACGCACCTTGCGGAGTTGCTGCGTCCGTATTAATATTCTGACCAAGAGCCTGTTTATACTCGTTCTGAACATCAGTGATAACGCCTGCTGAATCTGGAACGATGGTGCCCGAGTCGATGATGTAGTTGTACTGTGTCATTAGAATGGTCCTGTGCTACCGCCTTGAGGGTCGGTGTGAACGTGGCCGTTGACTGCCTTGCCATTCACGGTCGTGGTTGCCGGCAGCGTGCAGGCTTGCCCAGCTGCTGCCGTGAACCCGCCGTTGGCTGTTGTTGCGCCTGTCGTAACCGAGTTGTGGTCAACCAGCAAGTTTCCCTTGACGTGAACGTCAGCCGAAAACTCAGCCGTTGGAGTCGTCACCTTCAAAATGGCAGGAGCGGTGATGTGAATTTGATCAGGGAAAATTGCAATTCTAGTCGCAGCATCCGTTGACTGAATAACCATCGCGGCTGTTTCGCTTGAATTGATAGTGTATTGTCTGAATACGTCAGGAATGAACAGGGCATCAGAGAAGCTGTGCACTCGGTGAGTATTTGGTGCAGATTCGGCAAGTGACGACTTGAACAGTGCAATATCGCGGTCAGCGGCCATGATCCAGCCAAGATCGCCTTCATTCAAAGGGAAGCTTATGTGGAATCCGCCGCCACCTAAAGAGATGCAGTTCAGATTGGCAATTTGCTTTCTGGAATAATTCTTGTCATCCATGCCAACCCACATAATTAACGGTTGAACGGTGACAAGATTTTTCTCTCGGTCAAAGTTCACGACCTTTGCCGGAATCATATTATCATCGTCAACAGCGAACTTGCGCAGTGCCTCTGTGATGAGGCCTGCCACCCCGGCTTGTCGATTGCCGGGAAGTGCGTCTAAGAGGGGCAGTTGGGTTTGGTTAGCCATCCGTCGATTATATCGAACACGGATGGCTTGTACGGTGTTAGCCCTTGGCCTTATCTGCAGCAGCTTCCTGGCTCAGCGCGGCATTAATTCCTTTCACGACAAGGGCATCAAACATTTTGAATGCGTCTTCAAGAGTGTAGTACTCTTCAAGCTCCTTCATCGTTGCCATGCCCTCAGTCGTCAAAGTGCCAATTGTAGGATCAATGTTTTTGGACTCTATGGATTGCGCGCCACTTGTGAATCGCGTCGGAACCTTCGCGCCGCGCCATTCACGGAGGAAACCGAAACTGTAGTCTCCTACAAGACTCAAAATGCCGTTGAGCGCCAGTCTAGGTGCAATTATGGCCGCGTCGTCAAACACAAGTTCGTTTATTGCTTCTGCGCTGTTTAAAGCAGTCCAAACGCCGTTCTGTTTGACTTCGGTCCTCTCCAAAACGCAGACAGGGTGCTGAACTTTCATCTCCATTATTTCAAGTGCGCGAACGGCAGGGAACTGCGTGGTGCGGTATTGTCGCCCGAATGCTTCAAATTCTTTTGTCTTGATCATGTTATTGAGAAGGCGGCGCGCCTTGTGCCTTTACATAGAACGGAGTGTCGCGACTGGAAAGATCATACTCAATCGACACCAAGACGTACTGACCGTCAATGGACGGATTGAGTTGAGATTTTACATCAACTCCATGCGCCAATCTGATTGACGTATCAAACATCGCTTCAAACTCGATTCCCCATTCAGTCCATGACGGGATGCCAACGAATTCTGTGACAAAGGCCATCTCTGAAAGATTGATGATTTTATCCCTATCCTTGACGTAAAGGAAGTCATCATCAACAAATGCCGCCACATCAGGGCGGCGTGCGTTTTGAATGTCAACAGTCAACGCCGCGATGATAAGAGCGCCAGACGACGGATTCTCGATGACTTGATCGTTGTACGATGTCTGGCACAAATAGTGATCGCCAAGTCCCATTTGACCTGCCGCCCATTTCACATACTCTGCCAGAGTCGTCGTCACTGGCGCAGGGTCGCTGACGAACGTCGTCTTGTCCACCTGACGAGTGTAGCATTGAATCGTTATGCCGATGTCAGGTGGTGCCGATACAAGGTTGACCAGCACCACCTGGCCCTTGAAAACGACAGCGGAGATTTCCACGCCATCAGCATCCAAGTATCCCGCCTCAAGCTTAACTTCAATCCATTTGCGCTCAAGCATTCCGACTTCTACTTGACGCTTGTTCCATGCTGTGAACTGAGATAGCAGCTGCTCTCGCAAAGGCTGGGACATGCCGAAAACGGTCACAGAAGCCCTGTTCTGAAGTGCCAGCGCTGCCTTGCGAATGTTAAATCGCAGGTCAAGCGACTGGTCCAGAACAACGTCACCATTCGGCATCCCTAGCGTAGCGCGTAGTACTCGCCTTTTAAGCATTACAGTTTCTTTCCGTCGTTGATTGCATTGAGTCCGTCCTGAACGCCTTTCATAACGTTTTCTCTGATTCCTTTTTGGACATCTTCTACAGAGCCAGAAGCGGTTACATTCACCACAACAGGAATCTGGCCAACTGTGATTCGGCGCTCGCCTTCTTTGGCCTTGGATTCTGCATCGCCGCGATACTTGCGCAGTGTCTCCAGGCCACTTTGCGTTTCCAGAGTCTCACGGGCGATTCGATCATACTCAGTTTTTGGAAGATTTGCAGTCATCTTCTGACGGTTCAAGTCGATGATTTTGTTCTGCAGTTCCGCTTCCTTCTGGTTGGCCGTCCATGTTACATCCCCTTTGGTGATTCCTCCCATCTGAATCTGACGAACAGGAACCCCAAGCCTCTGGGCAATGTTTGCTTGAACCGCCGCAAGGTTAATGTTGGCTTTAGACTCGCCGCGATTGGACACCTCTCCTTGATTCAGCACTTTGTCAGAGTAGGCCATGGTCTTTGCACCCCATGCGCTTCGGTCAAGGCCACCGTGATACATTCGAAGAGCCGTGACAACGTCACCTTTAGAGCGTTTAAGATTCTCTGACAGTATTTCCGCGCCTGCCATGATGTTGGATCGCGGGTCAAACGGATTTGCCACCTTCAGCCTTATGGAGTTCTCCGGCGTCACCTGCATAAGCCCTTTCGCGCCCACTTTGCTGACCGCATTAGGGTCAAACTTGGATTCGACGTTTGCAACACGCTTCAAAAGACTTGTCGAAATGTTGAATCGTTTCGCAGCCTCGTCAAAGAATGGATCAAACTTGGTTGGAGAGTTATATGACAATCCTTTCGACTCGTTCACAACGTTGGAAGTGGCCACGCCTGGCACGGTTCCTGGAGCTTCCGGCGTACGAAGGCCAGCGGCCTTTCCGACCTCGCCCGCCCACGCGGCCCATGCCTGTTTCTCGTCCACAGCATTGGCAAACGACGATACGGCACCAGCAAACATGTTAACGATCAAGCCAAATTCGTTGACGCTCTCGTTGTTAGTTTTGTTGTTCTTATCGGCATCTTCCACAATCTGATTGGCGCTATTAACTACACCGGTGTCTTTCTTCTCTTCCTCTTTCTTCCTTTCCAGTTCTGCACGTCGCGCAATCGCTTCTTTGCTGTACTCGCCAGTGCCGCGACGTTTCTGGTATGCTTCAAACAGAGTGTCTTTTGTCCCGTTGATCTTGTCGCCAATTGCGCCGCCTAGTGCTGCTGCTGATTTGAGGATTCCAAGTGGTTCTGCAATGGCTTTCTCGGACTCTTCAGCTGCTGCCGGGACAAACTTGGCAACTTTCGCTCCAAAGTCAACTATTTTGGTCAGGTATGGCAGAAGCTTCTCTGCGATGACGTTGCTTGCCTTCAGGAACTCCTCATTCATCCTTGCGAGGGATTCGTTGAACTTGTCAAGGTTCTTATTGGTCTGTTGCTTGTTTCTGAGTTCGTCTTCGCTCGTTTCTGTGACTTGACCGACAGAACCGCCCATCTTGCGAAGCGCGCTGGTGAAGTCTTGACTGAGTCCGAATTGAGCGCCAATTGCCTGTGCCTGCGCTTCCGTTCCTCCAGCGAATTTCTGACCAAGTTTGCCCATCAACTCGTTCATTCCAATAGGCTTCTCACCTAGGTTGCCGACGTTGATACCGATCAGTCGCATAATGCGAGCCTGTTCGCCCATCCTAGTCGGATCTTTATAAGCTGCCGCGCGAACGTCGTTAATCTTCCTGACGTTCTCAATGGTCTGGTCCCTGGATACGCGCCCTTCTCCGTATTTCTGGAATTTGCGTTGGTACTCTTCGATGCGAGGTGCAGACACGCCAACGTCCATGCCTGTTTGACGTTGCTTATCGTACTGCTCTTTGAGGTTCATCACGGATGTGATGCCGGCAGCCAGTACTGCAATGGCAGCGCCTGCTACGCCGAAAGCCGAGCCCATACTGGTGACGGAGGCCGTTACCTTGTCAACGCCAGGCACGAGGCGGGCTAGCTCGTCTGCAGCGTCGTTGGCGAGTGTCTTAGCACCTTCAGAAGTCGTCTCAGCGGCCTTCTTGGCCTTCTTGGCAGCGACTTCCTGCTCCTTTTCCTTGCGGGCCTGTGCGTCTTTCTTTTCCTTCTCAACCTTCTTGGCATCGTCGGACTCGCGCTTTTGGTTGGCCTTTCGATCCTTCTCCTGCTTTGCGAGAGCGGCCTCTTGAGCCTTGGTCTCTCGCTTCTGCAGATCTTGCTTTTCCTTCTCTGCTTTCTTGGCGTCGGCTGCGTCCTTTACACGACCTTCTTTCTGGGCCTTGTTGGTCTTATCAATTTTCTCGTTCAACTCCTCCAGTCTTCGTGATGTGTCTTTGACATCAACCTCATACTGGAGGACGAACTTTTCCAGATCATCCGCCATGGCAATTCCTTAGCCTTGTTTGTTTCCGTATTGTTCTTCTGCGAATTCCATTGCAGGTTTGATGAGGGAAGAGCACGCCGCGATGAACGCCATTGCCATCTCTTCACCGGCATCAGCCCAGAATCGAGTCTTGGTGGCATGAGTCTCAGGGTCGATGCCGTTCTTCAGCAAGATTCCATTGAACACGGCCTCGATATTTTTCCACGATTCCAGGTGGTTGTTGATCAGCGCGGCGGTAGTCAACGGGATGTGGTCTGATGCGCCTTGAATTTCGACGCGAGCGTAAGAAAGCACCTCCATAACATAAGTGCGCCTCTCAACTTTGTCGTTGGACGCAGCGAACGCCAGGAAGCGGTGTTGAATATCCCATCCGTCCAACGCCGCGAAGTGGCCGAGATGGATTTTACGTTGGCCTGTGCTGGTAGTAATTTCAATCATTTTAGAAGACTCCGGTGAAAGATTTCACGCGATTATAGATGGTCGTTATTGTGTCCGCCACAGACGTTGGTGTTTGTATCCTAAGACCGATTGGCGACCTGTCGGCAGCTTGCTTCGGGCGATATCCGGAAAAGGATGGCAGCGCAACTTGCTCCATTTCTATGGTGATTCTGTCTGCGCTTATCCATTCCGGCGTCTGCTCGATTGTTACGTTGGTTACGGTCATGCCTTCTGCTATTACGCTCCTGGACATCACTGTGAATGTAAGGAATACGTTATTCCACGCAGACAGAATGGCCTCTGTCGTGGTGATGTCTGGCACCATTCCAATGATTTTGATGAAGCTGGGCCGGATGATTTTGCTGTCTTCAATGTCTGAACTCTGAAGTTTGTCGTACGTCGCGCCTTCAGAAAACTGAATGTTTGAAATTGGCTTCTGCGAATTGGCAGATTCGGCATCGTACTGCACATCCAGGATGCCGATGCTCTTCCAAATTTGCGATCCGTTTCGCTCGTCATATACTCTGAATTGCAGAGTGTTCAATACGGATGATAGAATTGAATTTGGCATCAGAATACCGAAGTGATATTGTTGATTTTGTTGAAGACTCCGTCAACCGTTTCCGTAGCCCGGTTAATCACGGACAGACCACGGTCAATCATGGACGCATCACCAGACTGTGCCGCGATAGCGTTATTCTGGCCTTGGTAAAGCAGTTGTGTGAATGAGTACTTCATCGGCGTGGACGATATGTTCTTTGCGTTCTGGTCCAGTCCTTCGTAATCGACCCGCATGTCATCGATGATGATGCCGCGAGTTTGAATCGTGAACATGGACGAGCGATCCAGGAATGCTTCGTTTGCCTGCAACAGCGAATCGTCACTTGGTGCAATCATCTCTATCTCGATGCCAATCGGCATCAGTACGCGCTGATCAACTACGCTTGATCCAGTCTCCATCATATGGCGCGCGGCCTTTGACTGAAACCTCAAAGAAGTTTTCAGGATGCGCATAGGAATAAGAACCGAAAGGCCTTTCGTCTTGTTCGTGATGCTCATAACTGGCGATGAGAATATTGACGAGATAGGGTTCATCGCAGAACATTAACGACGTTTTGGGTGATGGTACCAATCAACTCGCGGCGGGTCTGCGCGCCTGCAAATGCGCTGAATGCGAATCTGTATGTGTTACCTTTCTTGCGCCCGTCAGCAAGGACGGTATCTGCCAGTGGACCGGCCAGAATTGTGCCTTTAGTCAGCATAACCGTGCCAGTTGGATAGCTAATCACCAGAGTCACAGCATCAGGGATTGGAGCAATCCTCGCCCCTCCCTTTCTGGACTGGAGAAGAATCTTGAGGTTGATGTCATCATCGCTTCCTGCAATGACTGAAATGGACAACTCTATGACGTTGGCCTTGTCAAAAGCGAACATCTCACCGTCATAGAGCAATTCATATCCGAAAGGCTCTGTGTCCTTTACATCCAGAGGATTAACATCATCGGCAAACTGACTTAGCGAGAACCCCATAGGGAACGACTGAAGTGCGATCAGCTGAATGCTGAGTCCGTGGGCTCCGATGTTAATCATATCTGGATGTAAAGTCGTTAATTACTTCTTAGCAGGCGCGGCGGTCTTGACATCGACCTTTGGCGCTTCTTCGGTGGTTGCGGCTGGCTTGTTGGTGTCCGGAGCGTCCGATTTGGCCTCACCGGATTCGTCCTTGCCTTCGTCGGCGCTGATTTCTACGACATTACCGGCCATCGGGTTGGCAGGCATCTCGTCAATGGACAGGTCGCGCTTTTCGGAGGCCTGGTTCAGTTGCTTGCCGTTGCACACCAGAACGCCGTGCGCGAATTGGAAGATGGTATTTTCACTCATGTTATCCTCTTAAGGTTTCCAGGCCGTATATGGTCACGACCTGTGCTTCATAGTTGAACACATCCTGACGTATCGTGACGTTGAGTTGGTCAACGCTCAACACGTCAGGGCTTGCCTTGATGTTGTCGATCAGAGATTTACGCGCCGCGCCATCATTCGGCTGCGGCGTGAAAATTGTGCCGAGATAATCGACGCCATTTTTGACGTTGTAAATATCCTCGCCAAGTCTCATACGAGTCTTTGAAAGGATATCCTGCAAACACGCAGGTGCGCCATTCAAAACGACGAGATTGCGACCGTCAGGAAGAAACAGGTCGTTCTCATCGTTCATCTGGAGGGTTGCAGTTGCCATTATTCCGCCGCTACAAGTGCTTGATACTGTTTGAACTCATCCGCGCTCATATAGAACAATCTGCACTCTGCCCCGAACGTCGTCCAGTCAACGTCACCGTCGAAAACGAAATTTCCATACAGAGGCTGGTACATGTGCGGATATGGCATAACCGGATCGCCTACTGCCGCGCGAACTCCTGTAATGATGTCCACCCCATTCCGCCGTACGTCAACGCACATCGACTCAATTGCTTGAAAGATGTGGAGTTGCCAATATGCCCCATCAGCATTAAATGAAAGGGCTTGGTTGGGCACGGCGGAAATAGGGATTTGCAGCATTATACCACCGGATTTTTCTGACGGGACACTTGTTCAAATCGGAACTTGAACTGGCGAGTCTTCATGCGACCGGTGCTTGCCACTGCCTGGATCACAGGACCGGTAACTACCACGCCGGTGGAGCAGGTGGCGGTATCGCCGTTCGGGTAGGCAAGGACGATGTTGATGACGTCACGCGCGCCTGGCTTCTTCTTGGCAACGCGGTTGGCTTCAACCAGAGCGGCAAGATTTGCCTCTTCATCACTGTTCGGCAGAACCGAAACGGTGATTTCGATGCCAGTTGGTCGCGTCCATGTGACCATATCGCCGTTCAGGCCAAATGCCGTCTCAGCAACTTCCAGATCAGGCGCATCCAGTGGGTCGGTGTCGTCAGCAAATTTGCTGATTTGGAAGCCGTTTGGGAAGGTTCGGGAGGCTGTCAGATTTGCCAGCAAGCCAAAGCCGGAAATGTTTTCCATGTTAATGTCCTTTCGTTGGTAATTGTACCGTCGCGGCGATACTCAGAGATAGTCCTGTGTATCGCCGCGAGCAGGATTAGATCATGATATCCTGGCCTTCAACGAAGCGGATTTGATCGTCTTTGCTGTAGATCAACGTGTAGCTCGCCTTCCATTCGACCAGATGGGTATTGCTGTTCACGTAGGACGAGAACGACACATTAACCCAGAAGCCGATGTTTTGTACTTGGCGCCAAGCCAGCGGATCACCGGACAGGCGAGTGATGTACTGCTGCTTGATATTGTCGATTGCCTTGCCGGACGAAATGGTGCCATTGTCCTTGCCCTTGTTGATGGACTTTTGCAGAACGCCAAGAACGATTGCGCGACCTTCATCATCAGCAGGCACGGCAGGCAATGCCAGGAACATGGTCAGGATTCCAGCGGCAATATCCGACTTCAGCCAAATTTCATTGGCATAAGTGTTGGTATCGACAGCAGCGGTTCCATCGCCCATCAGCAGGCCGCGCTGGTAAAACGACAGGTTCTGGCCTGCTGACTGAGTCGTTCCGATGTAGTTGGCTCGCAGGGCATCCATCTGGTCGGCCAGCGTATCGGTGTTGACGGTCGAGTGGCGAGCGCCGAACTGATAGTACATGTAGTTCTGCGTGGCGTTGACCGAGTTGTAATCGGTCGCTGCAAGGATCTCGCAAGGCGACTGCTCAACGAAGTCGTCAGGGGTGACGGTGGACTTGATGTTCAGCGAGCAACCGCTATAGCCGATCAGCAGAGGCGACAGAGCAGCAGCGTCAGCCATCAGAGCGGCCAGCGAATAGATGTACATGTTGTTCTGGCCGTGGTTCCATGCCGCGATGTCAACAATGTTCTGGTTGGTCAGAGCGGTCGATGGAGTGGCAAATACGAACGAACCGAAGTTGTTGCTGATGTCCGCGCTTTTTGCGACGGCTTGCGCTGCGGTATCTGCGGCCTGGCCGTCAGCTTGCACGGAGCCTGCGGTGCTGAGGCCGAGCATACCGGAGATGTCATTTGCTGCACCAGGAACGAAGATGATGGTTCCGGAACCGGTCACGGAGCCAGTAAAAACGAACTGATTGGTGTTCGTGTTGTAGGTTACCGTTGCATTGGCAAGCTGAGGTGCAACATTCAGGCGGATGGCCGTTTGAACTTTGGATGCAACATCGGTCAGGCTGACTGCGGTGCTCAGGTTGATTGCCGGGATGTTGATCGGCGCTGCTGCACCAATCTTGATATCCAGAGTCCCTGCGCTGATTGGCGTGAAGTCTGCCAGCTTCTTCGGCAGTGCATCGCCAACAACCATGGGAGCAATTGCAGTGCTGATCCATCGCGCAAAACTGATGAGTTGCGGCGATTTGACGCTCTTGCTGATGAAGGAGAAGTATGCCAGAGCGCGCTTGTACTCTTCCGATTGCATGGTGAAGAAGTTACCAACGGAATCTGCATTTGGAAACTCTGCTACGATGCCCGGCGACAGGGCCGGATTCTGTGTCATGATGCGCAGGATGAGTTGACGAGCGCCAACGTTCACGCCAGCGCCTACACCGGACACGATGTTGACATAACGTTTTTGGTTAATCATGATATATCCTATTGGTTAAGAAACTTTGCTGCTAACGGACTGTCCCATAAGTGAGGAGTGGACAAGAGGCCTGTTAAAGCCCTTATTTCGCACGGTTGAAGGTGCATTCGGCTCCCAGTTTCCATTCTTTATGGATCGTGTGATCTCCGCTTCAAGAGCGAGGCCGATTAATCCCAATACCTCATTAGGGGTCAAACTCTCGTTCACCATTTTATAGGCCACTTTGGCCTGTATCTCGTGGCGCTTCTGGCTGAACTGCGACCACGCTAGGCGCATGAACGGTCGTGCCGGAATCGTTATTATCGTGTCTCCGCGCTTAATGATCGCTCCGAACTCTTGGACACGTGCATTGGCGGCGACAGAGCGGCCAGAAGGGTATCTGTCAGTCTCAAACCATCCTGATTCGACCTTTTTGCCCTTCATTGCCTTCAGCGCATTTATGTGCCGCGCCAGCATCTTTGATCCTGCCATGATTACACCGGGAACGTGCCTTTTCCAACAAATCCGGCGTGCTCCTCTCCTTCTACCACGTGGACTGCTGGGGTGATCTGGCCGACCTCGCGACTATGCGTGAGAATGATATCAAAAGATGGTCGTGCTTCAAAGCGCGAGCGGTCATCTTCGAAATATGCGTTGCCGATTTGCGGAGCGCGCATGACGTTGACTCCGACTTTCATGAACGCGCTGACGGTCGAGCGGCTGTGCAGGGCATTGTACATGTAGTTTGCCACGTCAGATGCAGTCGGAAGAGTCAGGTCGTCTGGGACTTGAATTACTAGTGCGCTGATTTGAAACGTCGTTTGATATTCCTGTAGCGATTTTGTGGTGAACTGATCTGCAACGGGTTCATAAACGCTTGTGCTTTTCGGCCAGCCGCGCGGCTCGTCAAAAAGCTTCTGGAACATGATGATGGGTGCATCAGGAATGCCCTGTTGCGTAGGCCCACTGGTCTGAATGACTGCGTAGTTCCATCCGGCTGCTGCGCTGGCCTGCTCCAGTTTGGTGGCCAGCAGGTCGATAAGTTCCAAATCACGCACCTGGACCTCCATTTACTGGCTTGCCGATTTCAACGGCGATACACTTGTCCCATCCATCCTCATTCCACCACGTGTATTTGCTCTCCAGCTGAAACAGCCTGCCGTTGTAGATGAACCGATCACCAGACGAGTCGCGCTCAAGGTCGATGATGTTCATGGCGGCATATACTTTGACGTAGTTCTTTTGCAGATCAAGCCCGTACTGTTGATACGAGTCGCGCTGAACGGCCTGCACTGATGCATATACATCAGGAAGATGAGTGAAAGCGCTCACCCACTGTCGGGCCATGTTCAGAGTCCTACTATCGAACACATAATAGTCGATTTTCGAAAATCTGATTAGCCGTCCTGCCTGCTGCAGGAGGTTGGAGCCGGGGATCAAATGAACACCCCGCCGATCTTACGGAAGCCAGTGCGTTCTGGCAAGCCACCAACGGACCAGCCGCCAACGGCCTTGAGCGACAGCATAGCCCACAGCTGTTGACCATATGGTGTCTGGGAGAGCCAAAATTGCCATCCGTTCTTTACGGGAGGCGCCATGCGGCTTACGCTTACGTCACCAATCGTTGCGCCAGTTTCATACCCGCCTTGTGATTGGCCTGCTCCTGCTGGCCCTTGTGAGGCCTGCGAGGAAAGGATCATCAAGTGCGCCGTCAGAGCATTCAATGCATAACGGCGCGCTCCACCTTGCAGCATGCTGCAAGGATTGTCGGTGTCTGAGATGAACTGAATTGCAACGTCCCAAAACATATGGATCATTTGCTCAGGGTACTTCACCGTATCAGAAAATTCCGGATACTGCGCCCTGAAAAGTGCGTCATCATAGTCCATCTCAACTCCTTGCTTAGACGCGGTTAGCGTCGTTGTCTTCTGCAACCTTGATGTTTTTGTTGATGCGCTGTTTCACAGTGGACTTGTTCAGCAGCGAGTGGCCGTCTGGACCTTCCATATCGCGCGTAATCTGGCGCACTTTCTTGTGATTGCCTGTGACATCCTCGCTGACCATGGTCAGGCGCTTGGCTGCGAGGTGTCGCTTTGCCAATGGGTGTTCTTTCAGTCGGGAATATTGCTCTTCTGTGATGCGAGTGACAATTCCGTCAGCAGTCCACAGCGGCATACCTTGAACGTCGTGCGACTGCTCGCCGAATCCGCTTCGTTGGCTCGGTAGGCCGCGACCGCCGCGAATGGTGATTTTCTCGCGCAGTGCTGGGGTGTCCTTCTCGTTCACAGGGTCTGCGTAAAAGCAGTACGAGATGGAATCGGTCATCGCGGAGACGATGTATACATATTTGCTCATAATTGTAGTCCTAGTTATTACGTCCACCGTGGCCCCTACAGCCAAAGCAGATCGGTTATACGGCCCCGGAGAGATTCCGGGGCCGGTACTACTTGCAACCGATTAGATACCGGTCACGCGCACAACTGCCCAAGGGCGTTTGCACAGTACACCAGCGGTGCCGTTGGTGTAGTCCTCGATGTAGGTCTTGGCACGCTTCTCCACACCTACAGTTTGGAACTTGGTCTGCACCAGCTGGGCGAAGACTTCGCCGCCGTCGCTGGAGCCGTCGATTGCCGAGTCAATGTCATCTGCGAACAGATAGAACACATCGTCAGTACCGTTTGCGCCGCCGAATTCCGGTGCGGATACCACGCGGATTTTCGGATAGGTCTGGGTCAGCCAGTCGCGCACCGAGATGCCGAAGTCGGTCACGGTGGTCAGCAGATCAACCTTGCCGGTTGGCAGCACCAGAGTCAGATCAACCTTTTCAGGGTCGACTTGGTCTTGAGACTGCAGACGCAGGGTGCGAACAGCAATTCGGATGTCGTTGCAGATGGCCTGGAACGATGCACCGATCCAGCCGGTGCCAGTCACCGAGGTGATGTAAGGCAGCAGGTTGGGGTCATTCAGCAGGCCAAAGGTGCGGTTGTTGCCTGCATCGTAGCCATAGAAGCCAACTGCATTGCGCAGGATTTCCAGGGACACAGCAGCCTGCTGGCGCTTGGTTTCAGCGCTGTTCAGACGCATCGCCGACGCACGCTCCTCTTCCAGCATACCAACTTGGATGCCGGCTTCACCACGGATGATGGTGCGACGTTCAAAGTTGGTGTTCCAGTTGGTGAACGGGATGTCGGTGAAGTCACCGTATTCGCCAGCAACGCCAGCAGGTTCAACGATACCCTGGACGATCTCTTGATCGCGCCAGGAGCCGACGGTTTTCACGCCCAGAATGTCGTCAATCTTGCGCGCGGCGGTCATCACTTTGACGAAGCCTGGCAGCCATTGCTGCAGGAATTGCAGCGGGGTCGGAATGGACGCAGTGGTGACCGGTGCGGTGAATGCCGAGTCCATCGCGCCGCGTGCGGTCGGCTCTGGATTGAAGGCGCCTGCGCGTGCCAGGGCTTGGATTTGCTCTTGAACAACGGAATGATCAAAGATCAGGCCGATATTTGCCAAGGCTTGCACAGCCTGTCCGGTCAGGGCTGCAGAGCCCATATCGAACGGCTTCATGCTTCGGCCTTTGAGGCTGGAACGGGTTACGCTCGGTTGCATATTTTTCTCCTTAAATTACTGATAGCCTGCCAACGATTAGTTGGTCAGCTGGATGTTGGTCAGGCCTGCAACCGGCGCGCCAGCTGCAGAAGCAGCCAGCGAGATTGGATTGCGCACTTTCGAATTCGGAATTGCTTGGAAGCCAGCAGGGACCGATCCACCGGCAGGGACGGAGATGATGCCGCCGACTGGAACCGATTGCGGATTCTGCAGAGCAGTGGTTGCAGTGGTGCAGTATGCCAGCGAGTCACCATAAGCAACGGCCTTGGTCGAAGTGGTTTCATTGTAGATGGCCACGCACATGCCGGTGACCATATCAAAGAACTCACCTTCGGACCATTGCGGCAGGTCAATGGATGGCGCCAGCGGGCCACCAGATACTGTGCCGTTCAGAGCGTAGTGTTGTGGGTGACCCAGAATACCGAGGAAGGTGGTGCCACCGACTGCTGCGCGCAGTTCCATCACTGCTTGGGTGGAGCCACCATTGGGCACTTCACCGCTTACGCCGAATACCAGACCGATGGTGTTGCCGGAGGCGGACGAGATGCGACCTGGCTTGGCACGGTATGGACCGCCAAAGGTCATCTGGCCTGGAAAGCCTTCGGTGTAGCTGCGATTCACGACTTTTTGGAACATTTTATTTCTCCTTGATTTGCGGATGCTCGATTAGGAGCAGGCCTTGATGTAGGTGTCCAGGCTCGCGTCACCGGTTCCGCGTTGCGGAGCGTTGTAGCCAACTTTCGAGTCGCCCACGGAGGTGCGTTGCACATCTTTAGCGATGTTCGCAGCGGCAGCAGCACGACCTTGCAGGTACAGTTCCACGGCATTGATTTCGGAGCCAGCGGGCACGTTTTTCAGACCCAGCTTCTTCACGCCGTAAGCAGCAACTTCACGTGCGTCCATAGCTGCACAATTGAAGGCTCCAACAACTTCAGAAAGCCCGTCGTAGATGCGAGTCTTAGCAGCAGAATCAGCGTAGAAAGCACGCAGCGAAGAGTCGCCTGCTTTCGCGTTAATGCCGCCTGCCGGTCCTGCCGACGCTTTGCCGTTGTTGTCATCGACAGGGGTCGAACCGTTGGCTTCGTCGCCGGTCGGGACCGTCGCGTTATGCGACTCTTCTTGGAGGCCTTCAACAGAGTCCTCTGCGGTGGCGGTGGCTTCCTGGCCAGATTGTCCTTCATTCATGTCGTCCTGTGCTGCGCCGCCACCTGCTGCGGCCTTCAGCTTGGCCAAGCATGCTTCGACTTCGGTGATGAGGGAGTTCAGGTCGGGTTCTGCCCCGGCACTTTCACCGCCCTCCGCGCCAAAGCCTGCATCGCCGCCTTCGTTTTCGCCAGTAGCCTGCGCTGCGGCCGCGCTGTTGCCCTGTTCGCCAGCGTTGCCTGCGACGCCAGCCTGTTCTGCTTGTCCTTCTCCCGCGCCGCCCTCTTGATGAGCAGGCTCGGTGGCCTCCTGTTCAAGGAAAGTTTTCAGCGCAGGAATCAGGCCAAGCAGCTGCTGAACCGCATTGTCCATCGCCTTGCGGCGAACGGGCTGAGCGGCAGTTTTTGCTTTAGTAGCCATATTTTCCTCGTTGGTGTTAAAAATCACTTCTTCGACAGTCATGCGAACATAACCGCTGTTCTCGCCCTCTCCGTCGAAAACAAAGGCTTTGGAGCCGATGATTTTGGCATCGAGAACTGCTGCGCCAGATACCCGGCCTTCGGGCACCATCGCAATGTGGTTTCCGATCAGGTTGTCCTGAACGTACTCATAGTCTTGGCCTTCAAATGTGCCAGGCTTGTAGTAGAAGCGGCAATCATAGCCCAGTGAAAGGTCTTTCAGCCCGAGCTTCAAAGCCTTCTGCGCCTTGCGAGAGAACACCTTTATGTCGCCGCGCATCCAAGGTGCCTCATAGTACACGTTCCCGGTCAGAACGCCGTCAATGCCCTTTGCCTCCGGAGCCACGACACCGTCTTCATCGTCATCCTCAAATCCTGACAGCATCGCGTGCTTGATGATCAGAGGAACATTCTTAAACGAGTCCATCGTAGCCTGATTATTCACCGCCGATTCCGGACGGAACACTTTGACGATCCGCATCGGGTCGCCTTCCAGCCCTAATTGTCCTGCGGAATAATCAAATACGCCGAAAGACGAAATAGGATTGCCGCGAACGGTGAGGTAACCGTTTTCATCTATTTCGCGTGCTGTAGCCATTATATCGGTATCGGACAGAATTGTGAACGGGCCAAGTATAAATCGGAGCGTGTTTGCCGCGTAATAGGAGTTGTGTTCGCCTAATATTGCGAGCTTTACGATCTTGCCGCGCTACTAAAGTCGCCTCGTAAGATTGAAAGTCCCGCCGTTGGTGGGCTTAACACGGTAATATTGCGATCTTGCGATCTTACTGGAGTCTAAAGAGTTTCTATATAAAGACTACCATTTCTTTACGTATATAGAACCTTTCCTAAAACCGTCGCAAGATCGTAAGATCGCAATATTAGATGTATTGACCTTTATAATCAACGACTTATATCTTGCGTTCAATATTACGCCGCGATAATTTCGCAAGATCGCGGCGTAATATTCGCTATTTCGCCCAAGCAGAAAGTGCAGAGAAGATTAGCGCGGCATCAATAAGGCACCAACGCCAGTTCAAAGTGGTGCCGCTTTCGACGATTTTATTAATGGTTTTCATTTATCTCACCCAAGAGATTGATTTAGTGGTTTAAACCCGGACGCCAGGTTACATAATATCTAGTCGCAATAAATTGCACTGTGACCATTATTCATATTTGAATGATTGATTACGACTTCTTGTTCAATCATTTACATCAGAACACTGGAATTTTCCTGCATCGACAATGAATTGCCCACCCTGGCGGCCCTAGGTCGCCCTTCTTAAGTTCAAACTCACCGCCTGTTTGCCATAGACGAGGGTCATTCACTTTGAATATGTGTCCATTCATTAGTTGATGGCTGTGCCGTGGAGTTTTTCCTGCTGCGGAGTGATCCCATTCAAACTCGTCGCATCCATTCTGCAGCATTCGTTCATCACTAACTGCACTGTACAGTTTCGATGTCTGATCTACTGCGATCAGCTTTGTTCTTTTCTTACTGAATCCGCCAATCTCCTTCAGCGCGTTCATGATTCCGGATGTGCCCTGTTGCTCCGGGTTTGGAGATGTCAACGAAAGCATCACGGCATCGTGAACCTTATCGTGAACTTCTGCTGCAAGATTCGTAATCAGCGTATGGTTGTACTCAACAGCAGCCTCCATCGTGTTGGCGATGTTTTGATTGTACGTTTTTACCGGAGCCTCAAGGCCGGCAGTGGAAAGGCTCCACAGTGTGGAATTTGTTGCCCCTTCCTCTGCGCTGTTCACAAAGTCTTTTGCGAATGCTCTTGCAAACTCCTCAAATAGTCCCGACCATCGTTGACGAAGAGAATTCAGCACCGACTTCATGGTTGAAGCTGGACTGGCATCTTCTGCATAAAACCGTTCCATGACTGGATGGGCCAATGCTTCCTTCACCTTTTCACGATAGTCAGCAATCATCGCGGCGAATGCAGAATCCATGTTGCGCCGATATTTCGCGGCGATGGATGCATTGGCAATGACAGGTGAGCCGCGCCCGATTGGTTCAGGCGCTTTCTTCTCACGCTTCTTTGATGCTTTGAAGGACATTACTTATGCGCTGATTTTGTATTGGGCATTGCCTGACCGTCCGTCGTGATCGTAAGCGGATATCCTGCTGCTTTGATCACCTGCACGGCGTTGGCCGGCATCTGGCACAAAGCGCTGTTTTCATCAAGAGCTTTGATCTGAGCCATAGTCAGTCCGCTTGCGGCACCTTTCAGTGCAAGGGCCAGGTCTTGGATGTTGTTGATTGCCATATTAATCTTTCAGTTGGTTTGATTCTTGGTCGGATGCCTCGTCTGCAGGCCCGGTAGGCTTGCCAGCCATGGCAGGGGTGCTGGTTGTTTTGGCGATGTATGACGCGCTCAGTGGAGAGTAGCAGTCGCCGTCCTTGATCCATGTTCTGAACTGGCCCATGGACATAGGAACGATGGAGTCAAATCCTTTCCAGTCTTTGGAGAAGGAGTTTGCGTATGCCTCTTTTGCTTGATCAGCACTATCGAATCCTATCATGCACTTGTGCTCATCAAATTTACCGTCCAGACCGTTCTGGTTGATGACAAACACTCGCTGGCTGTCCATGTTGTGGCCGATGAAGCAATCCATCTCTTCATCGTCAGCACCTTTCGTTCCGCGAATGTAACCGTAGTGGTGAGGCATTTTCTGCGACCATCCATTGCCGTCGATATCCATTCCTTGTCGGATAGTGCCGCGAGGATTTTCAACGGCCACTGTCATATCGCCAATCTTCAGTTTTGGAAGTTTGTACCCTGGCATTTTGCCGACGATATTTGACTGCCCTGCAGTCGAGCCGTTAGTTGAAGGCGAAGTGCTAGGTTTGGTGCTGCGTGGCATCGCAGAAATATCCAGGCCGACGATCCCGTTGTGGCCTTCTGGCAACAATCGGTCTTCTAGGGCGGCGAGTCCCTTTGCCAGGCCTTGCAAGGTCGATAGGATAGCCCCGTTATCCGTTGCAGCGGGCGAAACGGCGCCAGGTTGTGTCGGAATAGAGCGACGACCGAACGGGACGGTGCTATCCACCTCCTCATCGCCCGGTTGGACGGCTTCCACACGAGCACCTGCCGTCATTTGCGCTGCCTCGGCCTTTTCCTTGTCTGCATCAACTTTTTCAAACTTCACCAGCGCTTCCGGAGACATGCCAGGTTCAGTTTCAGCGTCATCATCCTGCAGACGGTTGTATCCGCTGTGTTTATCGTCCCGAATTCGGTTGCGCTCTTCATCAGGGGAGATAACGCCGCCATCAATAAGCGTCTTACCAAGTTCTGCTTTGTCCTTGTTCAGTTGCGCACGCGCAGCCATCGTGATGGAATCGACAGGCTCCCATACATGCAGCAACTCTACTTTGAAGTCAAGCGACTTCACCAGCAGTTCGTAGTGGCGAGTCAGGAAAGGCGACATCACGTGCTGCTGTATGGATTCCAACTCTTCGTGGTAGCTGATTGTCTCGTGCTCGCCGGTCGCATTGAAGCCTTTCGGAGACGTTCCTAAAAGCTTGGTTGCAGGAGTCTTTGCGATTGCTGCCACAAGCTGATATTGGTTCATGATCACCGAGTCAAAGTCGGACAGAGAAGTGTCAAACTGCTCCATCGCCTCTTCTTCGCCAAGAATCTTGACTGCGTGGTTGTCTCGGTATTTCTGCCACATCAGAATTTTCGCAGTGAATGCGTCCTGATCGGCGACGGCCTTTTCCATGTCCACGTGGATTGTGGTGGTGCGCTTGTTCATCGCCAGCAGCGGCGCTTCGTTAGCGGTGCGCTCAGCGGCATACACGCGCTCGTAGATTCGCTGCGTCAGCGGGATGCCGCCGAAGATGTACGTTGGCTTCAGCAAATCGGCTGGCTCTGGGCCACGAACGATGATAAGGTGCGAGCGGTGATAGCGCACGCCAGAAATTACCCAGAATTCAGGGTCGTAAAAGTGCGGGCTGGAAGGGTCTGCTGTTGACTCTGCCGTCATCATCGGCATCATCCAGTACGGGTCCACCTGCGAAATGCCCTTGTACGAGCCAGGTGCAACGCCATCGATGTTGAATGGCTTCTCATAATACTTCGGATCGTCGCTTTCAACCTTGAACAGCAGGACTCGGATGCCGAACACGTTTTTGAAACGGTTCAACTCCTTCATCTCTTCCATCAGGTTGAACTTCTTGTCCATGTCCTTGATCTGCTGCAGTTGCTCGTCAGTAAGCGCGGCTTCATCGCCACGCGCCTTGACTTCCCAGCCATTACGGATGGCGTCTTCACCTGCCATGGAACAGGCTTTATCAACCAGCCAGTGCTGAGCAATAATGGCGCACGCCTGATAGCCGATGAAAGATTGGGATGCGTACCAACTCATCAACTGTTCTGGCACCGTGTATGCGTTGAGAGACATGTCGGTGCCCATAGAGCCGCAGCCTGGGCCTCCGTTGCAATCGTCCATGGCATACGTAACGAGCTTGCCGTCCATTGCCATGGTGCGCAATTCACCGTTCTGCATCGCCCTGCCGCCACGAGTTACCGTTTGAAGTTCGTTTGATACTTCTTTGAACGGGAAGTCCTCCACGGTCTTCAATTTGAATGTCGGTCCATCCTTTTTGTCTTCAGACGACCAACCTCCAGAGCGATGGCGATAGTCCAGAGGATCAAGCGCGCTAACGAAAGGCTTCTTCCCGTCTGGTTGTGGACTGAATACATCAGCCTTGCTTTCGCGCAAAGATGGAAAAATGCGCTTGATTAATTTGATCATATGGTTTATACTGGAAGATTGGAGCCGTTTTTGTGGCGTTCGCCAGCGATTTTATCCCGGTGGACTGCTGAAAAGAACACGGACGATGTTCGTAGATCACTTTTGTGAAATATCACTTTACTTTTTCTGAAAAGTGGACTAGTATTGATATCAATGCAGACAACGTAATAAAGGTGAATCGTGGAAGATTTGAACAAGATCAAAGATCGTATCGCTAAACTTCTTGCGATGGCCGACGACACATCCTCTCCAGAGGAGGCCGCCATCGCCGCAAGTCGCGCTCGCAAATTGATGGGCAAGTACCAGCTGGAAGCTTGGGAATGCTCTAAGGAAATTGAGGAGGCGTTTGCGACGAAGCGCGCGACTCGGGCATACGCTGCAATTCCAGAGTACATAAACTGGTTGGCGACGGCTGTAGCAGAGTTCGACGACTGCCAGTCAGTAATGTTCTATGATCATATGACTTACAAGATGGACTCCAAACGCAATCAGAATGAAGGTCGCAGGCCGAAGTCGGTCGGGCGCGGTTTGGAGTTTCGCGGTTACGAGTCAGACGTTAATATGGCAGTTGCAATGTTTGACAAACTCCACGAGGCTATGAATCGTCAGTGCAAGTCGTATTTGGCGCCATTCGGATATTCAAAGTACCCAGTAAAAGAAGGAACGGCATTCAAGGCCTCCTTCTGCGGCGTTATCGGATCGCGTCTGCGCGATATGACCACCGAGCGCGACGAGTTGACGATGACAAGCTCATCAACGGCACTTGTCTTGATCAAAAAGGCTGCTGTTGACGAGAAGTTCGGTGAAGTAAAGTACTCTAACGGCAAATATCAAGTTGACGAATCCGATTGGAGCGCCCGTCACGCTGGTGATGCCGGTTATCGCGCTGGTCAGCGCCAACAAATCATGGAAGAGATTCAATAATGCCTGAAATTAAATCAACAGATAAATACGGTTGTCACAATCGTAAGCCGTTTAAGCCTTCGTTCAAAGCTCAAGATGGGACGCGTTTCGAAGGCTTTCTTAATCAAGGTCGAACTGTTCACAGTCAAATTTTCGATACTGTGAAACATCGAATGTCCACGGACTGTCAATATGACAAGGCCGCGACTGACTCGCGCTGCGCAGGTTGCAAGCACATCAACGAGTCGAACGCCGACAAGTACGCGCTGAAACACGAAGGCGGCGCAATGTGGAACTTGCTCGGGATTAGCAAGGAGCTTTGGGAAGAATTTAAACTTTGGAGGAAGTCGAAATGAAAATCATTTTTGCATTTTTCTTGGCTGTACTGCTCATCAACGCAAACGCCGTTGACTTCGAAGTCGGAATCGGACAAGCACATCACAAAGGTCGCGGCGACGGCTTCTGGGTCCAGGAGGCATTCCCTCACAAGATGCAGTTGTCTACTACGGCATTTGAGGTCGGTGTGACCGGTGATAC